AGGACAAGAAGGTCGACGAGGCCGTCGATATGTTACAATCCATGCTCACCGCCTACGCCGCCGGAAAGAACGGCAAGACCGACGACGGCGCGAGCAAGGAATCGGACGATGACGCGACGGCCGTGCCGAAAGCGGAGCCGAAGAAGGACGACGAACCCGCCGCCGAACCGAAGAAGGACGGCGAACCCGCGAAAGACCCGGAGAAGGTCGCCGAGGCGATCGCCGAGAAGAAAGTCAAGAAGCTCCGATGCGAGATGAAGCTCGAACGCCGCCTCAACTCGTGCAAGCTTCCCGAACTTTCGAAGAAGCGGATCGCGAAGATGTTCGAGTCGCGGATTTTCGAATCCGCCGAACTCGATCAGGCGATCGCGGACGAGAAAGACTATCTCGCGGCGCTCGACAAGAGCGGCGAGGTCGTCGGTCTCGGGGAATCCGCGAGCGTCACGCTCGACGAGAGCGATCGGCGTCAACGCGCTTTCGACCTCATGATCGGCTACGAGCCGACCGAGGAAGAGAAGAGCGACTACGCCGGGATCACGCCGTTCGAGGGACTCCGGCAAGCATACGAGTCTTTCACCGGCGACAAGCAGGTCCGGGGGAAACTCTCGGAGTCGCGGATTCGCGAAGGCGCGACGACCTCCGACTTCCCCTACACGCTCGGAACTTCGATGTACCGGAAGATGGTACGCGAATACGGGCGTGTCAAGCCGGGGTGGAAACCCTTCGTGTCGATCGAGCGCCTTGACAACTTCAAGACGCAAGAGTTGATTCGGTGGGGCGGGTTGAACGACCTCGCGGCAGTCGCGGAAGCGGCGGCATATACGGAGTTTACGACTCCGTCCGAGGAACGCGCGACCTACAACGCCGCGAAGAAGGGCCGGATTTTCAAGATCACGCGCGAGATGATCTTGAACGACGACCTCCGGCAACTCCGCAAGATTCCCGTCATGATCGCCCGGGCCGCACAACGGACCCTCGATCAGTTCGTTTGGGACCTCGTGACGAACTACACGACGGCGGGAGGGATCAACGGCGGGACCGTCTACACCGGCGGCGCGCTCTACACGAGCGGTCAAGGGAACCTCGGTTCGACCGCGCTCGGGTACGACGCAGTCAACACGGCGATCGACGCGATGATGCAGTTCACCGAGGCGGATTCCTCGGAAGTTCTCGGGATCATGCCGAAGTATCTCGTCCATCCGATCGGTCTCCGGTCGACGGTCATGTCGCTCCTCGAAAGCAAGTGGAAACCCGGGGCGACGAACGAGGAGAACAACACTCTTTACAAGGCACTCGAACCGATCATCGTTCCCGGCTTCCTCCGGGACTCGAACAACTGGTTCGTGATCGCCGATCCCGCGACGTGCGAAACGATCGAGATCGGTTTCGTGAACGGGCGGGAGACTCCGGAAATCCTGCTTCAAGACGGCCCGACGAACGGTGAGGTGTTCACGAACGACATCATCACCTACAAGGTCCGTCACGAGTACGGCGGAGCACAAGCCGACTATCGGGGCTTCTACGGCTCGATCGTCGCCGGTTCGTAAAGAACCGAGATCGTGGAGAGTTGAAATCAAAGGGGAGAGTTTCGCGACTCTCCCCTTTTCTTGAACTCTCGACGGAGTAAACAATGAGCGATGTCTCAACCTTTCGAACGATCGTCAACTCGTTATTGAAGGGCGACGAAGTCCTCGATAACGACGACAAGGATCGAAACATTCAACGAGCCGTCGAAGAATATCAACGACGGCGTCCGCTTCGAAAAACGGTTCAGCTCACGGGAGACGGAACGAGATTCTTCTCGGTCCCTTCGGATTGGAAGGAAGGGTTTTCATTCGTCCCGAAGGAGTTCGTCGAATATCCGCTCGGAGAACAGCCGTCGACCTACATCGATGAGAACTACGTCCGCTTGAAGAATACGCCGTCCGGGATTCAATTCGAGTTTACCGAAGGAACGTATCCCGCGAACGGCGACAATTTCTATTTCACATACTACACGATACATACCGTCGGCGCTTCAAGTTCGACGGTTTACGCGCAGGACGAACGCGCGGTCGCGACGCTCGCGGCGTCGTATTGTTGCGAATCACTCGCCGCGTATTACGGCAAAACAATGGACTCTACAATCGCGGCGGACGCCGTCGCCTACCGTGACAAGGCGGCGCGCTATCTCGAACTTTCCGAAGATTACAAAGAGGATTTCGAAGAAGCGGTCCCGGATACCGGCGACACCGAGATGGGGGATCACGACGTCACGACGTCGATCGGGACTCAAACCATGTTTCACGAACGATACAGGAGATAGACGATGAGACAAACACTTCATTCGACCGTCGACGTCGCGCTTTCGTCGGCGGCAAGAACGGCGAGCGCAACGTCAAACGTTTTCAAGGTCGAAGGGGCCGAAACGTTAATGATGTTCCTCGACATCACCGCGAAGTCGGGGAGTCCGACGCTCGACGTCAAGCTTCAAACGTCGCCGGATCAGGTTCAATGGTTCGACGCCTCGGCGTTCCCGCAACAAACAGATGTTTTCGCCGACTACAACGCGCTCACGTTGAGACAGTACGGAAAGTACGTTCGAGTCGTAGGGACGTTCGGCGGTTCGGGTTCGATCACCTACTCGGTGAAGCTCGAACGAAAGGAGAGATAACATGCCCGATCAAAAAGTAAAAGGACAGCCGGTCGCGATCGTCGACGTCGAAGGCGATCCGGTTGATATAATTGCCGGGAAACTTCAAGTCGGAGCGACGTTCGCCGCCGGATCGACGGTCGGACTTGACAACGTCGGCGGAACTCAAATCAATCCGGCGACGGAGGACACGCTCGCCGCCATGAGCGCGAAACTCCCGGCGACGCTCGGACAGACAACCGCCGCCGCTTCAATCTCGATCGTCGAGGCGTCGGACTCCGGACTCGGGACCGAGGCGACTCTCGCTTCGATCCTCGCGAAAATTATCGCGGCTCCGGCGACCGAGGCGACGCTCGCTTCGGTCCTCGCGGATACGACGGCGATCCTCGCGAAGTTGATCGCCGATCCCGCAACGGAAGCGACACTCGCGGCGCAGTCGGCGAAGTTACCGGCAACGCTCGGACAGAAAGCCGGGGCCGCGTCGCTGTCAATCATTGAGGCGTCGGATTCAGGTCTCGCGCAAGAAAGCGGAGGGAACCTCGACACGATCGCGGCGGACACGACTTCGATTGACGGGAAAGTCCCTTCCGATCCCGCGAAGGAATCCGGGAAGTTATCCGACATTGACGGGAAGCTTCCGGCGACGATCGGACAGAAAGCGAAGGCCGCGTCGCTCGCGGTGACGCTCGCGTCCGACGAGGATGCGATTGAGTCGAAGGCGCAGGACGGAGCCGGTAACGCGCTCACGTCGAATAATTGGATGGGTCGCGGAGAAGCGCAGTCGATCGACGTCAACGTCCGAACCGGACCGAATATGTCGACCGTGATCGTCCTCGTTCAAGCCGGAGACGTCGGCGCTGATTACGTCGCCGGAAGTGTCGGACAGGTCAAGACCATGAAGGAATATCCGACCGGCGCGTCGGGCGGGACGAACGCGAAGTTGACGACATTCAAATATGCGGACGCGGCAGGAGCGACGGTCCCGACTTCGATCGTCGAAACGACGACGACCGTCTAACAGGAGCGAACAATGAATTTGATCGCGATGATAAAAGCATTCGCCGGGAATGTCTACGGACCGGCGTCCGGAACCGATAATCAAATCGTTCGCCTCGACGGGACGAGCGGGAAGAAGATTCAGGGAACGACCGGACTCACCGCCGACGATTCCGGGAATCTCACCGCGAACGCTTTCCTCGGTGACGGATCGGACTTGACGAATATCGGAGAAGGCGCCGAGACAGTCTTGACGCTTCTCGCGAAGGTCAACGAGGCGGCGGGAATCTCGATCGGACAGGCCGTCTATATTTCCGGCGCGACCGGACAATTCCCGCAAGTGTCATTGACGGACAACACGAACTCGGCGAAATACGAATGGGTTGGTCTCGCGGCGGAGACGAAGGCGAACAGTCAAAATATTTTGATCCGCATTCGCGGGATCGTTCAAGGAATGGACACGTCACAAGGCGGATCGTGGTCCGACGGCGACAAGCTCTACTTGACGACGGGCGGAAACTTGACGAACGTCCGTCCGACTTCCGGGACCGTTCAACACGTCGGTCATGTCGCATACGCTCACGCTTCACAAGGGAAGATTCACGTCGCGATTCACAACGAGAATTACATCGCGGCGGCGGCGAGCGAGGACATTGATCTTCGAATGGGAGACGCGGCGGGAGCGACAAAGGTCGCGTTCGAGGACTACGCCGACAACGAGATCGGATCGGTCGACTCAAACGGAAACGCGACGTTCGAGACCGTTCAAGTCAACGGACGAAAAGTCATGCCGAAAACGCTCGACACCGCCGGGATCAACGCGGCGATCGACGCGCTTGGCGCGACCGGCGGCGAACTCTATCTCCCGCCGGGAGACTACGACATCACGGCGGCATCGCCGATTGACTACGATCGAACGAAGGTCAAGGGCGGAGGTTCGGGAACAAGAATCCTTTGTACCGGTCGGCTCGTTTTCGACGCCTCGGCGGGAACACTTTCCGAGGGAGACACCGTCACCGGAAGTATTGGAGCAGGGACGGCGGTCGTCGTCAAGATTGACTACACGAACGGCATCCTTTGGTACAACGAAAGGAGCGGAACCGATTTCGTCGACGACGAAGTTCTTTCGTCCGGAGGAAACACGGTCACGGTCAACGGCTCACCGACGGACGGAACCGGATTTCTCAATATCGGATCAATGAATGACGTTGAAGTTTCCGATCTCATGATCATCGGCGGATCGTCCGATCAATCCGGGACGGCGATCGCAGTCAACGGCGGCGATCGTCCCTCGATTCACGATATAATTTTTAAGGAACCGAACGGATATGTCGTTGATTTTCAGAACTCGGAGAGCTTCAAGTTCAAGAACAACACGCTCAACAAAACGATCGCGAACGCTTCTGTCAACGTGAGATTCAGTTCTGATACGAATTGTTTCGGAGTGATCGAGGGGAACGTCCTTCGACATTCCGGTCTCGGAGACGTGATCGTATTGGATTCCGAATCGCATTATGTTGTCGTCGCGGATAACACGATCGAGGGCGGTCGGTGGCCGATCTGGGCGCAAGGCGATCATGCGGTGATCTCAAATAATAATTGTTATAACTCGAACAATGCGATCACCGTCGAGGGCGATCATTGCGTCGTTGAAGGGAACACGAACGACTCGGACGCGAACGAAGGAATCAAGATCACCGGTTCGCATTGCACCGTCTCCGACAACGTTCTCTTTAATTGCGGGAAATATGCGATCTATGTCACGGGAGCGGGGGCGACGTATTGCGCGATCACGGGAAACACGATCTACGATACCGGCGCGACTTATTCCGACATCCTTGTCTCCGGCGGCGCTCACTTCGCATCGATTGTCGGGAACGTTTGCCACGGTGACGAGGTCGGAACGGCGGGATATTCTGGAATTTCGGTCTCGTCGTCGAATCACGTCTTGATCGACGGGAATATTTGTGACAATCATAACACGACGGGAATCGAGATCGCGAACTCCGCCGACGTCATGCTCGGTCACAATAACGTTGAGTCGGAGTCGACGCCTTACACGCTCACGAGTCCGACCGATCTTCAAGAGACCGTCTTGATCGATGGTCGCACAGCACCGGCGGCGACCGTTGGACTCGTGAAGCTCTTCGTCGATTCCGCCGACGGTGATTTGAAAGTGATCTTCGGAGACGGGACGACGAAAACGATCGTCACCGATGCGTGAGAAATAGAGGGGAGGATGCTCCGACTCGAAGTCACGATCCCGAGGACGAAGCTTCACGACGACGCGAAGGCGGAGAAGGTTTTCAAGGACAACTTGAAGGCCGCGATCACAGAAGCGTCGACGGTGGCATGGGAAGCGATCGTCGTCAAGGCGCCGAGGGTCACAGGACGGCTCGCGACTTCAATCGAGTTGAAGATCATCGAGACCTCGGACGGAACGAACGCGAGGATCGGAACTTCGCTCCTCTATTTCCTTCCGGTCGAACTCGGACAAAAGCCGCATTGGGCGCCGGTCGAGCCGTTTATATTGTGGGCGAAGCGGAAGTTCGGCGCGACCGAGGAGCAAGCGGAGCGGATCGGATACGCGGTTCGAGCGTCGGTCCGGAAGAAAGGGACGAAGGGGAAACACTTCACGAAGAACGCGATCCTCTTCTCGCTCGAACGGATTGAAAAGATTCTTGAAGGCGCCGGAATCAAGGTCGTCGGTGGATTATTGGAGAGTCAATGAGCGTTGCAACGACACGCGCGAAGTTGAAAACGGAACTCGAAGCGGTTTCGGGAATCGGAACCGTTCACGACTACGTCCGATGGTCGACGAATTGGTCGGACTACGTCGCAAAATTCAAGTCGGGAGGGAAGATCAACGCCGCATGGATTGAATATCGAACGGACGTCGGCGATCGCGAGACGATCGCGAACGCAACGGTCCGGAACAGGAGGTTCAAGATATTCATGATCATGTCGCTCGACGATTCGGCGGCAACTCAAAAGACTTTCGACGAGTTGATCGACCGAGTCTTGACGGCAATGAGTCCGGGCGACGAACACTTCGAGTTGACGGTCCAGAAAGCCGAACCCGCCGAACTCGTTGACAACTCAATGCTCATGCACGGCGAGACACTCGTCCACAAGGCGGAGATCGACGTCGTAGTTCAGGATATAATCGACGATGAATAACGGTCACTATATATATTTTAACGGACCCGAGAAGAAGGCGATCGAGAAGATGGTCGGCAAGGAGACCGTTCGATTCGCGCGGTTCGTGCCGACTCCCGTCACCGAGAAGATCGCGAAATTCTTCGCGTCTCATTACAGATTCGCGAAGGTCGATGGCGATCCGATCGAGTTCGCGAAGAAGAACGGAACCTACAAGACCGAGAGAATCGTGATCGAGACGAACACGTCGATGGGCGACACGATCCTTTCGCTTCCCGCGATCAACGAGTTCGCGAAAAAATATTCGTGGTATAAAATAACGATGTGCGGACACCCACGAAACGAGGGACTCGTCCGCGATCTTCCGTTCGTCGACGAATACCTTTCGACTTGGGAATTTCACCCCTACCGACAACGCTATCCGTTCGCGCGATATATCAAGTTGAAGGACTTCGCCGAGGTCTCTCCGCTTCGCGACAAGATTCACCGCTCGGAGATTTACGCTCGCAAGCTCGGCGTCAGGATCACGAAGGCGTCGGTCCCGCGTCTCCGACCGAATCCGAAGCTCGCGGAAGGGTTCGGGATTCCCTTCCGGGAAGGCGCGAAGTTCATTATCGTTCAGGTCCGATCGGTTTCGGCGCTCCGATCGTGGGACATGGGATGGAGAGCGGATCGGCAATTCCCGAAGGCGACGTTCTTGATCCACATGCTCGCGAACAACGGCTACAACGTGATCGTGACGGACGTCGAGCGCCTCGATCAATTCAGAGGCGAGCGGATTTTCAACATCACCGGACGGACGAGGACGCCGGAGGAACTCGCGGCGATCGCGGAGCGGTGCGACGCCTCGGTCACTTGCGGAGATTCCGGATTGATTCATGTCACGGCATCGGTCGGTTGTCCTTCTCTCGGAATCTACGGACCGATCGCCTCGAAGAATCGGCTCGCGTTCTACTCGGCGCCGACGATCGCGCTCACGAAGCCGATCGATTGCTCGCCTTGCGAGGAGCACACCGGAGGTTGTAAACGACCATGCATGAATTTCTCGGTCGAAGAAGTATATAAAAAGGTCGCCGAACTCGTCGACCTGAAAAAAACGGAGGCGAAACAATGTTCAGTTCAAAGGACAAGGAAGCTTTCTTCCTCGGAGACCTCGATCTCTACATCGACGGAGACACGAGTCCCTCGGCCTACACGCGAGCCGAAAAAGGAATCTCGTTCTCGGCGGAGTTCGCGGAGTTCCTCGAAGGAATCCCGCAAGTTCTCGTCCGCAAGGACTTGATCCGGTTCGGTCTCTCGATCTCGTTCGAGGTCATGCAATGGACGGCGAAACTCCTCAACCTCGCGAGAGGCGGAGAACTCGTCACGTCCGGCGCCGACTACGACTTCAACTACTTCGGGACCGACTACCCGGACCCGCCCGTCGTTGAGTTCCGGTTCGTCGGAGAACTGCGATCCGGAAACTCGGTCGAGTTCGTGATCCCGCAAGGGAAGGTGTCAGAGATGGGGGAAATCCCGACCGGCGGGACCGACTACGCCGGGATTCCGATGGTAGTCGAGGCGCAGAAGGACGAGAGCGAATCCGACGAGAGCCGGAACCTCGGTTACTTCAAGATCGCGAAAACTGCGAGCTAACCTCGCAAGCGAGATCAACCATGCTTCGAGTCGAGATTGAGGACACCGACATTCTCAACGAGCGACCGATCGAATTGACGATCGGACCGAGGAAGAAGAAGATCGTTCTTCGATACCTTTCGCCGTCGGAATATTTCGATCGATTCGTTCCCGACTTCACGGCATGGTTGATCTCGTTCGGCGGGTTGATCGGGAACCTCGCGTTCCCGGATTCCGAAAAGGAATGGAAGGACCCGAAAGTCCTCGAAGCGTTCCGCCGGAATCTCCTCGCGCGGTTTCAGTCGAAGAAGCTTCGGACTTCCTATCTCCGGATATTGAAGCGCGCCGGGGTTCTCAAAATGTCGGTCCGATATTTCGAGAAATACGCGACCGTCGTCGACCTCGTGCGAATCTTCGTCATGGTTTATCGCTTCAACGTCGATGGGTATAAAAAAAAAGTCCTGTCGCTTCTTCAAGAGATTCAGGATCGGGGTTCGTCGACTTCTACGCGGAAGTCGTCAAGCGAGGATGGGTTCAGGGTCGGGCAAGTCGAGAAGTTACGTCCGCGCTTCCGCGTATTGACGAACTCACCGTCCCGCTCGTCAAAATCAATCTCCTCTTCCGGCGAGAAAAAGAAGCCGCGTATCGAGCCGAAAAAGAAGCGAAGCGACGAGCCGACGAAGCAAGACGAAAAGCCGAAGCAGGATCAAGAGGTCGAGGTCGTAGGAATTGGAGAAGTCGGATAATATAGATGGCCGCGAATAAAGAACAGATCATTCTCGAATTTATCAGCGACGCAAAAGGCGCCGTTAAAGACGTCCGCGTCCTCAACAAATCCATGAAGGACTTCGACGATCAGGCGAAGAAGGGAACGAAGTCCTCGACCGGTCTATTTCAATCGCTGAAAAAAATCAGGGCCGGATGGCTCGCGGGAGCGGCGGCGCTAACCGGATTGATCGCGGGAATGACGAAGGCCGTTCGCCTCGCGGGAGCGCAAGAACTCGCCGAGAAGAAACTCGCCGCCGCCTTGAAGAACGTCAAGACCGCGACCGAGGGCGGCGCTCAATCTTTGATAAAGCTCGCGGCGGCTCTCCAAAAAACGACGAGCTACGCGGACGACAATATCATCAACGCGCAAGCGATGCTTGCGACGTTCCAACTTAACGAGAAGCAAATCGCCGAACTCACTCCCCGGCTCCTCGACATGGCCGCGTCCGTCTCGCAGTTGACCGGCGCACAAGCGGACCTTCAATCAATCGCGATCGCGCTCGGGAAAGGGATCACCGGACAGACCGGAGTTCTCGCTCGATACGGCGTCGTATTGGCCGAGGATACGAAGGAGACGAAGGACTTCAACCTCATTCTTCGCGACCTCGACAACAACTTCAAGGGGATCGCCGAGGAGAGCGCTCAATCAATACTCGGAACGCTTCGGACGCTCGGGAACGTCGTCGGAGACACGCTCGAAAAGACCGGAAAGTTCGCGTTCGAGGGACTTCGTCCTCTCGCCGAAGGCGCGATCGCGCTATTGACTCCGACGGAGGAATTGATCGACAAGTCCGTCCGGCTCGGTGCGACGCAACTCAACGCGGCGGACAATACGTTCAAGCTCATTGATCGGTACGAGGAACTCGCCACGAATACGAATCGAACGGCGGCGGAGAACGCGGAGTTCGTGAAAGTATCGAAGGCGCTCGCGATGGCAGTTCCGGAAGCGGCGGAAAGCGTCGACGAGCTAACCGGCGCCTATAAGATCAACACGACCGAGGCACGAAAAGCGGCGAGCGCGAACAGGGATTTTGCCGAGGCGACTCTCGAAATCGAAGCGGGAAAACTCACGAGCGAGATCGACGGATTGACGAGAGCGATCGCGAAGAACAAGGATCGACAAGCGGCATTGACGAATCAAGTCCGGGCGCTCAACGATATATCGCAACGCTTGAAGGACGGAACGGTCTCGGCGTCAACGGCTTTTATCGAGATGAACGTCGCCGTCGGAAGAATGACGGGAGAGTTCGCAGGAGCGGCATTCGAGGGTTCGACTCTTCAAAAACAGTTGAAACGGCTCGCGGGAGAGAAGGCGAATCTTCAGGGCCGCGCGACCGCGCTCGCGACCGAAGAGGAGAAACTTAACGCGAAGATCGAGACCTTGATCGGAACCTACGATCGACTCGTTGAGGCCGGAATCGAGGTCGAGGATTCAACGCGACGAATGATCGAACTCAAAAAAGAACAGGCGGAAGAGGCGGCGATCTACGCGGAATGGTTGAGGATTCAATCGGGCGAAGAGGTCGCGATCGACGAAGCGGCGGCGGCTCGGCAGGAAGAGAAGCTTCTCAAAATGTCGGAATACTATGCTTATATCGGACAAGAGGAGTTCGCCGCGCTTCAAACGTCGATCGAGAATCAAGAAGAGTTGCTCGCCTCGACGAATCTCACCGAGGAACAACGGCTCGAAATCATGCGAGCCGGGGAACTCGAACGCGAGACGATCGAGGAAGCGTTCGCGACGAAACAACGAGAGCTTGCGACCGCGTCGTTCGATATGTTCAACAAGACCTTCGACGAACTCACGAAGTCCGAACGGAAATCGGTCCTCGAACGGATCAGCGCCGAAGAGGAATGGGCGAAGGCCGTCGACGGATTCGTCAAGCAGTTCGGAAGTGAGTTCGGAAAAACAATCGGCGCGACGATCGGCGCCTTGATTTCCGGAACCGAGGAAGCGAAGAAGTCGTTCAAAGAGATGGTTGACGACATGGTCAAGCAAATGACGAAGAAGGCGTTCGTCGAAGGTCTCTCAATGATCGCGAACGTTCTTCTCCCCGGGTCGGGTTCGTTCTTCGGAGGGATCGCGCAAGGATTGACGGGCGGGTTCGCCGAGGGCGGCTACACCGGAGACAAGGGAAGGAACGAAGTCGCGGGAGTCGTTCACGGCGGAGAATACGTCATGAAGGCCGACGTCGTCAATGCTCAATCGAAGAAGTTCTTCGACATGATCAACTACGGAAAATTACTTCCGAGTCGCGGTCGGGCCGGTTATCAAGACGGCGGTCTCGTCGCTCCGTCGGTTGGCGGCGGATCGGTCGGCGTGACGGTCAATGTCTCGGGTCTCGACAAGGCACAATGGGACGAGTTGACGCGCGATCAGATTGTCCCGGCGCTTGAAAGGACGTTGAACGATCTCAACCGCTCGATCTTCACGGCGGAGGACATAGCATGATTGCCCCGAAAATGCGCCTCGATTACGATCCGGTCGACGGTCGAACGGAATCGGACTCGAATCACATCGGGAACGGGACGGGTTACGCTCACGGCTACACGGTGAACGACACGAACGCGCGTTTCTGGTCGAAGAGCGGGAGCGATACGAACGCCGGTACACAAGCCGCACCTTTCCGGACCTACTACAAGGCCGTCGTGACGATCAACGCGAGCGCAACTCTTCACTACGCCGTTTGTCTCGACTCCGGAATATATGACGAAGATTTCATCGAACCCTATAACGCGAGCTATCAAAAGTATGCGCTCGCGGCGGACGGTCAATCTCCGACGCTCACAAGGTCGATCGGCGCGCGGACGTCGTTCGTCCCTACCGGAAAATATCTCGTGTCGGGAACGGAATATTTCGTCGACGGCGTGAACGGAAACGATTCATGGGACGGAACGGCGGAGGTTTACGGAGGAGGAACGACCGGACCGAAGAAAACGATTCAAGCCGGAGTCAATCTCCTCACGGTCGCCGGTGACGGACTTCAAATCGCCGAAGGCGAATACGACGAGAACGTCACGCTCTACAACGACGCGCTCGTTCGGTATTACTACGCGAAGGAAGGCGAGATTCCGATCCTCACGAACACCGGCGCCGGGGGAGAAGTAATTCAAACGGCGGCGAACGTTCAAGCGAGGATCGAAGGACTTTATATCAACGGAACGCATACGGTATCGAACAATAACGGAATCGTTTTCAACGGAGGCGTGACGGGCGGAGCTTCAAATATAATATGGGATTGCACGTTTATAAATTGCGCGATCGGGATCGCCGACTACGCGAACAACGGAAACACTCGATTCGATCGGAACTACTTCAAGGATTGCGGAACTGGAATCGCTTTCACTCAAACCGGAGCGGTTGCGAATACGATATATATTCGGAAGAATCGTTTTATCGACATGGTCGTATGGTCGATCGACGCGGTTCTCTCCCCGGCGTCGCGGACTTGCTCGATCGAAATAACGGACAACGTGAGTCAAGGTCTAAATGGTTATCGATTCTGGCTCGACGGAACGACACCGACTCCGCCGGATTGGACGATTCACCGAAACACGTCCTATGCCTACAACGGAACGAATGATCAATGTTATTATTTTCAGATCGTCGGGAGCTATTCGATTTCGGTTCGGAACAATCTCGCGAAGAATGACGAGAGCGGCGGTTCGGCATATTGTTTTTATTCGAACGCCGCGTCGATTCCGCTCGTGAATTGTCTCTCGGATCAGTCGATGGACAACAATGTCACCTATTCGAATTGCGTCGACTCAACCGACCCGGGATTCGTCCGAACATACGGAGAAGAGGTCGACTATCTCCTCGGGATCAGGCCGGACGGCGACGCTTTCTCGCAAGCCGACGACGGATACAGAGATATAGGCGCCGAGTTGAACTTGATCGACATTGCTCACACTTGCGAGATTGACGGTTTCACAATGGACGGACAGGATCAATATTTTTGCGCTCTCCGTCAAGTCTCGGGAGTGATCGGCGGTCCGTTCTTCAAATATAACGAGATCGAGAACTTCGCTTCTCACGCGATGGTCGTCAAGGGCGGATCAACTTTCAATTACCGATATAACTTCCTGCGCCGAAACGGAAACGGAATTTATTTCACCGGAACGGTCGAGCGGAATCGAAACAATATTTTCCATGACAACGTTCACTACGGACGATACAAGGACACGCTCAACGCGACGACCTACGATCAGAAGTGTATTTACTTCCGGAACCGTATCGGAATATATTTCTCGAACAACGTCCTCGGCGCGACGGTTCTCGATTCGATCACGCAGGGAAACCGCGAATACGGAATTTATTCGGCGGGAGGGATAACGAGGATCGCGGACAACTGTTTGCTCGCCGACCCTTACTTCGACATGGACGTCTCGGACGCCGGGAATATATTCACGTCTCCGCTTTTCGTCAATATCGAGGAATACTCCGAGGACTTCCATATTCGCACGAACTACGGCGGCTATCCTTTCAATTCGCCTTGCAAGGACGCCGCGAGCGGCGGAGACGACATCGGCGCGTGGCAAGTCTCGCGGTCCGGGTCGATCAGTTATTCGAGTTTCACGTTCCTCGCGAATCCGTTCCGGATGGTCGAGCGTTGGGAGAAGGTCCGTCCGGTCGAAAGCACGGCTCAAAGTGGAAAGGTCCGGACCTCGGTCCCGGCGTCGAACAAGGTTTTCGAACTTGTATGGACCGACGATTATTATTCGCCGGATGCTCAATCGGAACTATTCGATCGACTCGCGAGCGAGGACAACGACATGCGATTCTGGCCGCGCGGCGCGAGCGGAATCGTTTCCGGAACCGGAACGGTCAACGGGACGAATAAGACTCTCACCGACGCAACGTTGAGCGGGAATATCCGAAAGGACCGCTTCAAGACGTATCAGGTTTTAATCAATTCGGTCTACTACCGAATATCGGCGAACACGACGACCGGCGTTTTCACTTTGGAGGACCCGGACGGTTCACTCCCGACCGGATCGTATGCCTATTCGATCGATCACGTCCTCGTTCGCGTTCGAGCAGGGAATAGATTCCGCGCCGCCGCGCCGTATCTCCGGGACAACATTCCCCGGACCGGTTACAACTTGGAGTTGATCGAGGTCTAACCGTGACGGTTCAAATCCTACTCGGCGGGTTCGATATAACGGACTACTTGAAAAGTGGGTTCACCTATAAAGAATATCGCTCTCTCGATCGCGATCAATTCATCATCAACGATCTCAATCTCCGACTCGAAAATCTCGACGGTCTCTTCTCTCCGGGAAACGGAAATTACTTATTCGAGGGCGGGAATATCCGGGGGAAGTCGCTCGAAGTTCTCGCCGACGGTGTCTCATTTTGGAAAGGCGTCGCGGAAAAGTTCGACGAAGCCGAGGACTCTCAAATCTCGACCTTGAAGGCGAAGAACTCCCTCGCGCTTCTCCGGAATACTCCGATCAATCGAACGGAGACCGGCGTCAATCCGGCGACGCTCGCGCTCGATATTCTACGGACGGAAGTCGGACTCGACGATTCGGAGATCGACATTCCTTCCTTCGAACGATCGGCGACGGTCCTATCACAAGGCGGACTACTCGTCAACGCGACGTGGACGACGGACAAGAGAAAAACGGTATCGAAGGCGCTCGAAGAACTTGCTCGTGTTTCCTGCGCGGACTTCTTCACGACACGCGGGAAACTCGCGTTCCTCGTCTACGAAGAGGGACTCGGCGCCTATTCGGTATTGATCGACAACACGGTCGGCGAAGGATTCAAGAGGACAGGTCAAGAGACTCGGTATATCAAGAACGACTACGTCCTCGACTATTCAGGGTCGACCGGAGAGACGGACTCCGACAATAACAACTCCGGGGAGGAGAGCCGGATCAACTTCGGGACCGATTCAATCTCCTTGAAATACGGTTCGAGCGATCTCCTCACGATCACGACGCAAGCCGGAGGCGTTTTCCTCGGCGATCAATATATCGCGAGACAAGCTTTCCCGAAGGATTGGATTTATTTCTCCCTTCCGATGTCGGTCGAGCCGAATCTCTCACTCAAAACGCCGATCGGCGTCACGTTTCCGAAGTACGGATATTCCGGGAAGGCGTTCGACGTCATGTCAATTCAATATGATTTCGGTCGTCAATATTACACGGTAGGAGCGATCGAGCAATGAGCGATCAAGTCGAACAACTCCGAGATCACTTCAACGAGACCTTCTCCGACTTCCGGAAGGAACAACGGGAACGAGATGGGAAGATTTTCGACAAGATCGACGCGCTCGTCGAACACGATCACGAGCAAGACCTCGCGATTCAAAGGAACGAGAACAAGATCGAGAACGTTGACAAGAAGGCGGATGAAATCGCCGGGGACCTCGACGACACTCGGAAGTATTGGAGCCGGAAGTTTCACTTCCGATGGTCGACGCTCTACAAGGTTCTCGGATGGGTATTCGGGCCGAGTGGGTTGATCGCGCTCGCGTGGTTTATTTGGAGGACGCTCTCGGCGGAAGGACCGTCGAACGGAATCGGATGAACGATAAATTCGACAACTTGATCGAGAAGTTCTCGAAAGCGTATTCGGTGAACCCGACTCTCGTCAAGGCCGTTATCTGGCAGGAGTCGAACGGCGATCCGGACGCGGTCTCCTATTGTGACGCTCGCGGTCTCATGCAAATCATGCCGACGACCGGCGAGGGTCTCGGAGTGAAGAAGGCCGACGATCTCTTCAAGCCCGAAGTGAATATCGAAGCCGGGACTCGCTATCTCGCGCAACTCTTCGATCGCTTCCCGGAGATTCCCGGGATTGCCGAACGTTGGAAGTTCGCGCTCGCTTCCTACAACGGAGGTCGGGGTCACATAAACAAGGCGCTCCGCGCGGCGCGTGAAGCGAAGGTCCGCTTTTGGTATAAGTGGGAGAACGCGAAGAAGTTCCTCGTCAAATGTGACGTCAATCAAATCGTTCACTACGTCGACGGCGTCACAACGAAAATGCTCGAATACTTCTTGAAGCCGAAACCTCCGAAAGTCGGCGGACTCTTCTCGGTGATCCGGGGATTCGCCGGGATCGGCGCGTTGATCCTCGCGGTCGTGTTGAGTTGCGCTCAAAAACCGATGCTTCGAACCGATCAGGTCGAGCTTGTCCCGCCCGGGTCGGAACTTTGGATTCACCGAGATATAACGGGCGACCCGATCGTCGTCAACTCGGATGATTGGATCGCGGTCTCGTTCATTGAGAACGAGGAACGAAAACACCTTGTTTTAAAGGAGTCGGAAGATGTGGAATGAAATCAAACGGAAACTCTCTTCCCGGAAATTCTGGTTCGCGGCGGTCGCGGAACTCTGTATCCTCGGCGCGGCGATCTCCGGGAAAATCACATGGGACGCCGCCGCGCAACTTTCGGTGATCGACGCAGGAGTCTACGGCGTGATCGAAGGCATCGTTGACGCGATCAGGAAAAAAGAGAAGTAAAAAGTTCGTTCTCTTCGTCCTTGCATTCCTTCTCTCAATTCGATCTTGCGGTCCCCGGAATCAAGAGCCGGGGATCGGGGATCGGTTCGCTCAATTACTCCGCGAGGTCCCTTCGAATATCGAGAAGAATGTTCGGGAGAAGTGGATCGTCGAGGGCGGCGAGGCGTTCGAGAAATATTCCCGGGACTTCAAGATCGACCCGGATTTTTTGGAACGGATGATCCGGGAAGAATCGCGCTTGAAGGTCTACGCTTGCAATACGAACACGATGGCGCGAGGTCTCATGCAACTAACGTATATTGCGCTCGTCGAGTTTTGTCTCCACAATCCGGGATATTGGAAAATCCTTTTTTACTACGATTACAAGGGCGAACTCATGCGAGACGAGAACGGTCGACTCCTCGTCAACAAGTATTCGGTTTACTGCCCGAAGATCAATATCCTCGTCGGAGGATGGCTCTTCCGTCACCTTCGGAAGAAATACAAGGGAGACGAGGGCGACGCGCTCGTCGCATATTGCGCGGGAGAAGGAAACCTGAACTCGGTTCGATTCGCCGAATCACGTTATCGCGATCGGATTATACCACCGAAGAAGATGATCGAGGTCGACGCGATGGTGAAAGCGATCATCGCCGCGTTCGCGCTTTTCTTCCTGCTTTCAGTCGTCAACCTTTATCTCGCTTGGAGGATCAATGGACGTCGGAATATTGTCGGACCTACACGAGACGGACGGATCGCGAACGGATAATTTCAAGAACGTCGAGAAGCTATTCGTCGAGACCGGAGAAGAACTCGTCGCGAAGTGCGATCTCGTCGTATTGGACGGAGACCTTCGATGTCCTCGACAATCAGAGGGCCGGAACTTCCGGGAGAAGTTCGCCGCGATCAGGAAAGCTCACAAGAGAACGGAGAACTTCTTCGAACGGCGCCGCGCTCGGCTTCGGATGTTGAAAGGGAATCACGATAATATGTTCCCGATGCCGAGGCGGTTCGAGGTCGTCTATCCGAATTGCGCGCTCGTCGTGACTCACGGTCACGAGTTCGACAAGTGGAACTCGAAATATAAGTTCGTCGGAGAGGCGGCGACGGTCCTCGCGGGATTGATCGAGCGCGTCGGATGGCCGAACGCCGAGACCGTTCTCGGATCATTCGCCGAACGGATCGTCGGATCAGATTCCCGGGCCGAACGATCGATCTATTCGGAGGGAATGAAACGCGACGTCCTTCGATTTCGATCGAGGACGGCTTTCGAAGATCACGTCATTCGAGTGATCGGTCACACTCACGACCTCGGCGTCCGGGAGGAGCCGACGATCGACGCGACGCTCGTTCAATCCGGTCGTTGCTGTCACGGTCGAGTTGACTTCGTGATCGTCAACCTCGACGCGCGGTCGGTCCGGACCGAGTCCCGGAGACCGTGATCCGGGCCGTTTTCAAAACTCGCTAATAGCGGCCCGGAGAGAGGGTCCGATCAGATAAATGGTACAAGGACACCGGAAGGCGTGAAAGTCCTCTCCTACGCACCGTGACGCTTCAAATTCGGGCATCCTACGACACCTTTTCCGCCAATAACCCCTTTCTTCTATATATAACGTGACACGCTGTCAAACCCCTATTTTCGACCCCTGCCAGAATGTCATTTTTTTTCTATTTCGGGGAAAAAGTGCTTGACAAATTGGCATCCCCGGACTATGATGTAATTGTCAATTGAGAGTGAGTTCGAATCAACCTCTTGATTGTACACCGATCTTTGACAACGGGAAGTTCGAAGGACAAAAGGTTTCAGGGCAGGGGCGGGGGACGCGGAAAGTGGTCCCCGGGAAAGCACCGCAAGTCGGCCACCTTGAAACACTCGGGCAACAAGACCGTCGGAACTATCTCAACCCGGAACCCGACAACGAAATCTCCGGGGGCGACACGACGGCAACCTCTCCCCTTTTAATCAGGTATCAAGGCGGAGTCGAAGCGAGAGTTTCGGCTCCGAGTTGATCCTTGACGGATCACAACAAACGAAGGGGAGGTCGAACATGGACGACAAGAAATTCGCAGTTTATCAGGGGATCAGGGATACGGTTATTTCCGCGATGTATCGCGCGGACTACAACCGGAAGGACATCGAGGACGCGCTTCGGATGTTACGTGAGGACATCAACGAAGAGTTCGACGATCCGAAACCGGAACCGAAGAAATTCTCTCCTCACAACAAGTAGTCGAGGTTTCAACAAAGGGTCGGAGCGATCCGGCCCTTGATTGAACCCTTGAAGGGTTCTCAACAACGAAGGGGAGGTTCACATGAAAAAGTATTCGAGCGAGAAACATCTGGAGCAAGTCGAGAAACAGATCGAGCGCGAGGCGAAGGGAATCGTCTACGAGAATTTACAGAAAGCGGTTCACGCTCTCGTCGAACTTCACGACGACGCTTCGAAGTCCTATCACAAGGGCGGCGATTCTCTCGACGACAAGCGCGGATACAACGTTCGGTGTTTGATCTATCTCGACTTGATCCAGAAGATCAAGAAGATCGAAGGTAAATTCGACCCGAATGAGATTATCGAAGAGCCGGAAGTCCGGATCGTTCGAGTCGTCAAATAGTCGAGGTTTCAACAAGAGATCGGACTTCGGTCCGGTCTCTGATTGAACCCTTGCGGTTCAAAAACAAAACATCGAAGGGGAGGTTTACAATGAACAAGATCAAAGTTTCCTACGATTTGGCGAACGTGGTCGATGCGGCGAAGTGGATCAAGGGCGACGTCGAGAAGATCGTCGACGAGGCGACGTTCCGGACGCGGGAACTCGTCGAGATCGGCGACGATCGGGTCGAGGACGTCGTCGAGAGCTTCAAAGAACGAGCGCTCTCGGAAATTACCGACGCAAAGAAACACCTTGAAGCGCTTCACTCATGGATCGAGCGCGTAGGAAATCGCAAGAGCAAGGATCAGGAGAAATAGTCGAGGTTTCAACAAAGGGTCGGAGCGATCCGGCCCTTGATTGAACCCTTGAAGGGTTCTCAATTCAAGAAGGGGAGGTTCACCATGAAGATGTATCAAGTTTATATTCTCAACGCGGACGGGACGACTCAATATACAAACGTATATACAGCGAACAGAAAGTTCGCCGACGATTACGCCGCTTCGATGACAAGTCTCGGATATTGCGCGGTTGTGGAAACAGTCGAGAAATAATCGAGGTTTCAACAAGAGATCGGACTTCGGTCCGGTCTCTGATTGAACCCTTGCGGTTCAACAACAAGGAAAGGGGAGGTTCACCATGAAGCTTGCAAAGTTCGAGGAAAAGGTTTTCGTCGAGATCGTTCGCGGACAGTACAGCGGCGAGACGGGATTCTCCGACGTGATCCCGGAGGACATCTACAAGAATCTCGGATGTTCACCGAAGGCCGTCGGCGGCGCTCTTTCTTCTCTCGATAAAAAGGGACTCGTTTTCGTGGAAGATTTGAGCGGCCAACTCGACAACGGGATTCGAACGATTATCTATCTCACAACTAAAGCGTGGAAGATGGTCGGCGTCACCGACGAGGAGATCGGAAACGGTTATTACGACCGCGAGACGATCGGCAAGTTCATGCGGTCGGCGATCGAGAAAGGGATCGTCGCAGAGTGAGGTTTCAACGAAGGATCGGAACGAAAGTTCCGGTCCTTGATTGAACCTTCACGGTTCAAAATCAAGGAAAGGGGAGGTTGAGAATGAAAACGATCACGACTCACAAGTTCGCAACGACGACGGAGTTCGACATCAACAAGCGGATCGAACTCGGGATTCCGCTCACCCGGAAACAAGTCAAGGCGAAGAAACAACGGAAAGCGAATCCGCCGACCGCTCTCGGCTATCAACGGAAACACGGCGTCGAGTGCGTTCCGGTCTACACTTCCGACGGTCATTGCTTCATCGCTCGGAAGGACGTCGCCGATCGCCTTCGGAGGAACGGCGAGTCAAGTTGACGTTTCAACAACGGCGCCGGACTTCGGTCCGGCTCCGGATTGAACCGTCAAGGTTCAACAATTCAGGAAGGGGAGGTTTCAAAATGGTCAAAAATATAACGGTAGGAACGCGCGGAAACAAGAAGGTCAAGATCACGCTCCGTCGCAAGACTCACATGCGCCACCCGAACGGATGGTCAATCAAGGTCTACGATCCGGAGACGAAGATCACGACGGAAGGTTATACGAACCGTCTCGAACAACACGTCGCTCTCGAAAAGGCGATCGCTCTCGCTCACAAGATCGAGAATCGGAACGAGCTTCTCAACGCTCTCCGGACGATCACCGGCGACGCGGACATTCGCGGCTTTTGCTTCTCGCAAAATGACGCGGCGATCCGCGATCAGATCGCGAAGGGCGAAAAGGTCTCGGACGCCGAACTCGCGCGACACGCTCGGGCGAAGAAGGAATACTACGAGATCGTTCGACCGCTTTTTAAGACGGCGTTCGCGGCGTTCAAACACTTCCGCGACAAACAACTTTGATCGAGGTTTCAAGTCCGAGGTCGAATTTCGGTTCGGCCTCGTGTTGAATCTTCGGAGCAAGGTTCAAAAAATAGAAGGGGAGGTCAACATGGAATACGACGAGATTTTAAGTTTCGCGTCCGAGGCCGATCGGTTACGGTCGAGCGCTTCGGAGATCAGCAGGAAAGCGGGACGGGTCGCCGGAGAGATCAACGAGTTCGTGACTACGCTCGCGCTCAAGAAGGACGATCCGGGTCGGTGTCTCAAGGCGTCGCGAGTAATGTTGAAAAATATCGTCACGCGATCGCTCGAACTATCGGACGAGATCGAGGAACTTCTCGGACGCTTCGAGATCGAAGAAAGCAAAAAGTAAAGTCGACGCTTCAACGTGGGGATCGAAGTTCGCTTCGGTCTCCGATTGAGTCGTCGAGACTCAACAACAAAGAAGGGGAGGTCGTTATGAAAAATAGAATGTTGTATAACGAGGACGGCTCGATTGCGATTCCGTTTTCGAAAGTGAGTTTCTTCGCCGTCGATCAACCTCGCGGGAAGAAGTTCACGATCGAAGCGTATTTCGTCCCGGGACACTCCGACGAGGAACGCTCCTTCACGATCAGCAAACACGAGACCGAGGAAGAAGCGAAGTCCGCGTTGAAGGCGATCCGGGAAGCGGAATCGCGGAACGATCTCGCGCTCGCGGTGAGTATCCTCAAGAACGCTCGCCGCGCAATGCGTTTGACGGAAGCGGAAGATTCTCCCGTCAAGGAACTCCGGCTCGAAGGGTTCGACGCCGCGATCGACGTTCTCTCGAAAGTGTCAAGCGGTTCGTGACGAACGATCACCGCGACGAGACAAGGGCGATCTCGGAGGGACGGTCTCTCGGGGCCGTCCCTCGAAACCCTCAACAAACGGCCTCTCCCGACCTTGTCACGCCGAGAAAAAAAAGCGCAAAAAAAAGAAAAAAGTGCTTGACAATTTGGCATACATGACCCTATAATATAGTTACGTTGAGAGTCAAGCTTGACTCTCGAAATTCAGGAAGGGGAGGACAGAATGGCCTACACGAAGAAGAGCAAGGAGTTTTACGAAAACCGGAAAAAGGAGATCGAAGGGAAGCTCGACAAGGTTCTCCGCGAGTCGTTCACCGACGCCGAGAAGATGCGGAAACTCTCGCTTCACTTCCGGATCACCGGTCTTTACAACTATTCGTTCATCAATTCGATCTTGATCGCTTCGCAGGGCGGGAAGCTCGCGCAGTCGTTCAAGGCGTGGAAGAAACTCGAACGTCACGTCAAGAAGGGCGAGCGCTCGAAGATTTTTATCTTCATTCCCTATTTCAAGAACGTCGACGAGAAGAACGCGATCACCGGCAAGACCGAGACGATCAAGAAGCTCGTCGGGTTCGGGACCGGTCCGGTTTTCGACATCGATCAGACGGACGGAAAGCCGCTCGAATACGATCACAACTCCGAGGACGTGATCGACGTCGACTATACCGAACTAAAAGTCAAGGTCGAGAAAGGATTCGACGTCGAGATCACCGAGAAGTACACGGGAAGCGCTCGCGGATACACCGACGGGAAGCGGATCGCGATCTCCGAGATGTCGAACAATACGGACAAGGTCAAGACGCTCGTCCATGAACTCGCTCACGTCGTCCTCGAACATTGCGGGAAGGGTCGCAAGGCGCGGAACGTGGTCGAGGTCGAAGCGGAAGCGGCGACGCTCTTCGTCGAATCGTTCCTCGGCTACGACGTCGAACTCTCCGAGACCTACATTGCGAATTGGAAGTCGTCGGAGATCGGGCGGGACAGCTACAAGAACGTAATCCGCGCGGCGGACAAGATCATCAAGTCGCTTTTCATCGAGAAAAAAGCGGCGTAGGTTGCGAGGTTTCAACGACGAGGTCGGAGCGAAAGTTCCGGCCTCGGATTGAACCCTTGCGGTTCAAATCAAGGAAGGGGAGGTCGAGAATGAAAAAAAAGTTGTGGAGCGAGTTTCGGAAGTCCCTCGAAGGGATCGCCGACCGATACACCGCGAAAGCGGAACGGATCGAACAGTCCGACGACATCGCCGACGGTGACTCCTTCCTTTCCGGAGCGGAGAAGGCCGCGCTCGCCGCGAAATATTACGGCAAGGCCGAAGCGGTCGAGATGGTCGACGAGTTCGTCGACGAAGCTCGGTCGGAAAGTGAAGAGGTCAAACGCTCGATCGTTGCTCCGATCGTTCTCTCGAAGGTGAATGATTTGATCGTCGCGGAATCGGCGGAGTTGGAAAGTGCGAAGCGGAAGAATCTCTCGACGAGTGCGATCGTCGCTCGTCTCACCGCCGAAGTCGATCAACTCGGTCGGCTCAAAAAACAAGTCGAGGGATTCGTCAACCGGCCAGTCGACAAAGAGAATTGATCGACGCTTCAAGGCGTGATCGGACTCCGGTCCGGTCACGAGTTGAGTCGTCGAGACTCGCAGGATCAAGGAAGGGGAGGTTTCAAAATGGAAACGCCGGATATTTACAGCGACGAGAATTTGGGGAAACTCAAATTCAAGAAGGACCGACCTCTCAAATCGTGGAAGGTCATGCGGTTCTTTCGCGCGCGAGGATGGTCGTTGATCCTCACCGTCTACGAGGCCGAGATCGCGAAGCGACACGTCGAGACGTTGATCGCGAATGGCGTCGCCGTCTCCGATCTCATGATCGTCGAAACGATCGAGATCGAAACGCGGGTCGAAGTAGATCGAGAGTCGGAGGTTTCAAAATGAGAAAACTCGAAAAGGAAGAATTGAAGGACGCGCTCGGCGTCGTCGCTTGCTCGTTTTCCTTGAAAGGGAAAGCGAAGCGTTGCGCGAAGTGCGAGTTCGTCGAGGCGTGTCGGCGGATCGCGTCCCGGGTCAAGTCGATCGTTGAGTCGGTCGAGAAGTCCGGACGAAGAAGGAAAACGGAATAGAATGACCTCATGGGGAGGGACCGGCGGTGATCGTATTGACTCCGCTTGATCCCTCCCCGACCCTTCCTTCCGGGTCGAAGAAAAAAACGCTTGACAAAACGTCAAGACAATGAGACAACTCGTCAATCGAATCTACCAAAAGGGAGGACGTGAATGACAGAATCGAAGAAGAGCAAGGGAACGGTTCGTCCGGATATTCGGACGATCCGACTCCGCCTTGAAACGAGGAAGCGGCTCGAAACGTTCGCGCACCTACAAGCGCGGTCCGTTTGGAGGGTCGCCGATCACATTCTTTCTCAATACCTTGACGAGAAGATCGGATGTCAGTTCTACTCGTCCGAGGGCCGCAAGTGCAACTTAAAACAATGCGGCGTGAAGTGCGGCGGGATCAAGGCCGCTTGCGAACACCCGACATATAAGTCGGGAGAACTCTACGTTTGATCGGAGGGAACAATGGGAAAGCAGGAAGGAAAGGCGAAAGGAAATTCGGAATCGGAAAATCCCGATAATCTCCCGGCCACCGCCGGAGGTCGCGACGTTTCGAACGTCCGGCAAGGAGCGGGACCGAGAATCGAGATCGATCCGGTCGAGACTCTTCAACGGCAAATCGCTATTGTCGAGGACGTCTATAAAAAGATCATGCGGAAGGATCACCACTATGGCGTGATCCCTCGCACGAAAAAACCGACGCTCCTGAAACCGGGGGCGGAGAAGTTGATCTCGACCTTCCGACTCGCTCCGAAGTTCCGCGAGTCGAAGGAATGGCTTCCGGACGGACACCTTTCCGTTGACTACGTTTGCGAGTTGTATCGGATCGAGGACGGAAAATTCGTCGGCGAGGGAGTCGGTTCGTGTTCGACGCTCGAAAGCCGCTATCGTTATCGGTGGCAAAACTGCGGTCGTCCGAGTCAAGAATATTGGAATAACCGGAACGCCTATCCCGATTATAGACACTTCAAGGACGGAAAGGGCGGCTACTGGTTGAAGAAGCGGATCGAAAACAAGGACATTGCCGATCAATATAACACCGTGAAGAAGATCGGAAAGAAGCGAGCGGAGATCGATGCCGTCCTCACCGTGACGGGAGTCTCCGACGTATTCACACAGGACGCCGAAGATTTTCACGACTACGACGCCGATCCCGGCGGAGAGAATGTCAATTCGGCCCCTCCGTCAAATTCCGGGTCGCCTAAACCGGCGTCGAACTCCGGGAATGGTCGACCTCTCAATTCTGGCGGCGGTTATCAACGACCGTCCGGGTCGCAGTACGTTCCGCCGTCTCCCCGGGGATCACAGGCGCCGGGAGATCACCGTCGCGAGGGATTGAAGCGCGGAGACGTCGCGAAGGACCCGCGTCACATTGAACGAGTCGCGGAAATCGTCATGAGCGCGAACGAGAAGGGAATCGACGCGGGAACGTTGATCGCGTGTCTCCGGGACTCCCGGGTCGCGGTCCCGAACTACGTCAAGGGATTCGATCAGTTCCGTTATTTCTACGACGACGAACTTGACATCGTCGACGCCTATATTCATGAAGGCGAGGTCAAGACCGGCAGGGAACCGGCTCCGTCGTCGGGACAATCTCTCGACGCCTCGGGACCTCCGTCGACGACTCCTCCTCCGGCGCCGCCGACCGAGGCGCCGCCGATTCAGGAGAAGAAGTTCGACGACGTGATCCCGCCGACCGAACCGCCTCCGCCGGTCGAATAGGAGACGAAAATGTCGGACGACTCGATGCGGACGGTCGAGGTTCTCGGCGTCAAGTATAAACTCTTCAAGCTTCCGGCGACCTTCGACGAGACGCTCTTCACTCGGCTCGACGAATATATCGTCAAGAGTCAACACAACTTCGAGCAGTTCACGCTAATGCTTGCGGCGGCTCGGGAACACTACGTCGAGACGGTCAACGCTCGCGATCGTCGTCTCTATCAATTCATGAAATCGAAAGCTCACTCGACCCGGGCGACGACGCTCAAAGACCTTGCCCGGGCCGACGCGATCGAGGAAATATCGGCGGCGAACACCGCCGAGGCGATCTTCAAACGATATGAGGATTGGAAGGAAGTCGGACTCGAACGACTTCAAACGTTCAAGAAACTCAAAAAGGAATAGGAGGAAAGGCGAATGGACGGAAAAGATTTGATTCCCGGAAAGGTTGAGATCACTCCGCCGACACTCGCGGAGATTGTTGACGCGGTCCTCGAAGCGGAGAAGATGATCCTCCCGGCGATCGAGAAGGTCGAAACGGTCGTCGAGGCGAACAACGCGGGACGGAAGGTTCTCTTGATCCGCAAGGTCCGCGACGAAGTGAAGGAGAAAGTCAAGATTCTCAAACGCGAGATCGACAAGCGGATCAAGGAAGCGGAAGCGAAGTTCGTCGAGGCCGAGGAAGCGATGCTCGGTTCGGTCGAGACGTGGGCGAAACACAATCGCGAACTCGTCGCCGACAAGCGCGGCGTGAAGTCGATCAAGCTCGACGATTGCAAGCTCGGATGGCGAAAGGGTCAAGGAATGTTGAACGTCCTCGACGACGATCGCGCCGTCAAGTGGGCCGAGGATCGCGGACTTCCGATCAAGGTCAAGAAGATCGTCGACAAGAAAGCGATCAAGGAATTTTTCAAAGAGGAACCCGGGGAGATCGACGAGGAAATCTTCGAGTTCAAACGCGGCGAGAATAAATTCTTCGTGCAGGGATAAAGAAGATGCCCGATGAAAAGAAAGCGGACGAATCGTTCGACAAGCTCGGATTGACGGCGAAGTTGTGTCCCGCGACAATGAAGATTTGCGTTGCGAAGAACTGTCAACTTTGGAATCCGGCGGCGGGAAATTGCGCGGTCTTGTTAATCGACTCGCGACTCGCCTTGATCGAAAAATCTCTCGTCGGGATCGCGACGAAACTCGGAGAATTGAAGTCCGTTCTCTCGGAGATTCCACAATGAAAAAAGCGAAGAAGAAAACGATCTCCGTTCCGCCGGACTACGTCGTCTCGTTCCGCGTCGATCCGAAGAAGATCGGACCGAATAAGAAGCGGACGTTCGAGAAGGTTCTCGCCTCGATCGACGCTCGGATCAACTGCGAGGAAGTCCCGATCAGGACAAAGGAGCCGAAGGCGATCGTCGGCTCGAAGGTCGTCGGATCACAACGACACATGACTTTTGAGGCGCTTCTTCCCGAAGGGACGAAGATCGAGATCGAGCCGGGATTCGTGATCTATCTCGGAGCGACATTCCGTCTCGTCGGTGGGCGCCTCGACGACGTCAAGTTCGAAGAGGATTTATTTTGAAAATCCTCGTCACGGTCGGCGAAGGCGTCGGGAACATGGTCGAGACGACGCCGTTGATCTCGAAGCTCGCGTCGCGGTGCAGGGTTGACGTCCTCGCGAAACCGACGGTCCGTGGAACCGAACAAATCCTCGACGATCGGAGATTCGTCAACGAGCTTTTCACGATCGACGACCCGCCGCCGGACGTCTACGACTTCGTCTTTCAAACATTTTCGGCGAATACGCACAAGGACCCGGAGTTCGGCGCCTTTGATCGCGTGATCGAGTTCACGGCGGACGATACGCGATACGCTCACGCCTACGGCGAAGCGAAGGCGAATAATCGCTTGATACAGCGTGTAGGAGAGGACTTTCCGGGCGACATGGTCTCATGGGTCGCTCGGAGCGGGAGAGTCCCGCAGGACGCGAGTTTCGAGCATATAGACGTAGTCCTTCACCCCGGCGCGTATAACGCTTCGAAAAGGTGGCCGTTTTTCCGGGAATTGGACGAATATATCCGGAGTCGCGGTCTCTCGACCTTCCTATTCCGGGAGAATCCGCCGGATATTCGAGACGCGGCGGAAGTGATCTCCCGGGGATCGGTTTTCGTCGGGAACGATTCGGGGCAGTCTCACGTCGCGGCGGCGCTCGGAGTCGAGACGGTCATGATCTTCGGGCCGACGCCGATCGAGAAGAACGTCCCGTTCAACTACAAAGTCGTTCACGTCGTCCGCGTCCCGACCCATTGCCGACCTTGTTTCTACCAAAAGGCGACGTTCGAGAATTGCTCGTTCGCGTGTCAACACAAGATCACGACCGAAGAAGTCCTCAAAATCACGCTCGAAGCGCTCGGAGATCGGAGGAAAACATGAAGCTTCAACTCGGATGCGGAACGAAATCAAGGCCGGATTGGACGAACCTCGACGTCCGTCACCTTCCCGGGGTCGACATCGTTCACGATCTCAACGACTCGCTTCCGTTCAAGGACGAAACGGTCGACGAGATTCTCGCCGAGGATATTCTCGAACACTTTCCGCTCGCCGCGACCGAAAGGATTTTCAACGATTGGATTCGCGTCCTCAAACGCGGAGGAGAGATCGAGATTCTCGTTCCGAACCTCGACAAGCACATCGAATTATACACCGCCGGAAAGGTCACGCTCGAACGAATGAGTCAAATGATTTACGGCGGGCAGGATTACGCGGAGAACTTTCACTTCCGATCGTTCAATCCGCGATCGGTCTCCGAACTCTTCAAGCGATACGGATTGAAAGTCGTTTCACTATTCACGCCGGGACGAGGAATCCGGGCGAAGGGGAAGAAACTATGACGGATATGTTTTCTGAAAAATACTGGAACGGCAAATGGTCGGAAGTGATCTCGAAACTTCCGAACGGCGGGAAGTATTTCTTCAATCACCGCCAACATGGATATAATATAATCAAGTCCGCAGTCGCGAGAAATTCCTCTGTTTTTGATTACGCTTGCGGATTGGCGATTATTGACGCGCAACTCCGAAAAGAAAAGGCGTGTCGGGTCAACGGTTGCGATCTCTCGTCGATCGCGGTTGAATACGCGAAGAAGGAGACGGGCGGAGACTTTCGAAAAGGATCAGAGATTTTCGGCGGTCCCTATGATTATATCCTCGCGATTTATTTCCTCGAACACATCACGAATCCCGCTTCGTGGTGCGCGAAAGCCCTGAAACACGGCAAGCGAATAATTGCCGCGCTTCCGAATAACTTCAAGCGAGCGGGAGAACATACGAAAATGGCATGGACTTCGTGGAAAAGCTTCTACGAGATTTTTTCGGAGTTCAAGATCGAGCGAATCGACGAAGGGAAATATCCGACAACGGGACTTCACGACGCTTTCAAACATCCTATTTTGGAGATTCGAAATTGATTCTCTATACCGTCGCGTCCGGGGAACGATTTATAAACGCCGCGATAATTTGTCGGCGGTCTTTCTTGCGGCACAATCCCGGGATCAAATTCAAAATCTTCGTACCGTCCGAAGAGTTCGACGAATCCGTCGCCGGTTCTCAACCATTCGATCTTCCGGAGTTTCCAAAGAAGGCGAAGGAAAAAAAGCCGTTGATCTCTCTCCTCTTCTCGAAGTTCGGACTCGTCAATAATTTTGTCGACGACGATATTGTCGGATTTGTTGACGCCGATTCGTATTGTCAACATAAACTTCCGATCGAAATATTGCGCGAGATATTGGATCGAAGTTCAATCGGAGCCGCAAGTGATCCGAAAGCCGCGATTCGAAAAATCGAAATCCGAAAATGTGGATGGTCTATACCGTGGCCGCTCTACTTCAATTCGGGCGTCGTTTTCTGGTCGAGGAAAGGCGGGAAGATTATTTCCGGATTCGGAAAATGGTTCGAGGATAATCTCGATCGAATGATTCGTCTCCCGTTCGGCGATCAAACATGGCTTAATATATATCTCGCCTTGTGCGCGACGCCGGAGGACATCGGCTATTTCTGGAATCACCGAGGGATCAATCCGGACCCGAGAGCGTTGATCTGGCATCCCGGCGGTCGCGATTCGGTAGGAATCGAGAAGATCAAATCGGTCGAGGATTCGATCAAAAAATAATAACAGGAGGCATGGAATGAAATTGATTGGTTGTTACACGGTTCTCAACGAACACGATTATTTCGAGACGTCGTTCCGGTCAATGATTCCGGTCGTCGACGAGGTCGTCGTCGTTCACGGCTCGACGAAATTCGCTCCGCTAACCCGGGCGGGATTCTCGGTCGATGATACGGAAACGATCTTCGATCGGCTCTCGAAAGAGTTCCCGGGCAAGCTCCGCGTGATCGAACTCGGACAGGTCCGCGAACGGTGCGAGCTTCAAAACACCTTCGTCGACGCCGTCCCGGAAGGGAACTTCGTTCTCTTCTCCGGCGCCGATGAGATATGGGACACCGAGGAACTCGCGCGGACCCGGGAGAAATATCTCGGCTCCGATCACTACGTCGAACTCTACGTCAAACAAATGGAACTCCGGCACGATTGGAGTCACCGTCTACCGATCGAGATTCAAAAGGATTCGATCTTCTACGACGAGACGGGCGCGGTGTTCTCAAACGGATTCATTCAGGAACGGATATATCAACGAATCAAGAAGCTCGACGTCCGATACAGGAACGAGAATCACACTCACGTCAAGGACGACGCCGGTCGCGCTCTCTACGCGCATAAGTATTACGAGAAGCGGCGCCTCGGGATTCCGCTTCGGTTCTGGCACGTCCCGCGCTTCTGTTCGATCGACAAGTTCCGATTGAAGTTCGTCCACATTCGCCTACAAAATCACTACGGGCGGACGTGGGCCGAACTCACGAACAAGGAACGGGAGTTCGAGATCGAGGCGGCGGACAATATGTATAACATGACGCTTCGGATTCCGGAGAAGAGAGCCGAACTCCTCGCCGATTTCAAGGAGAAGGAGATTCCGAAACTCCTCCGCGATCACGAGTTTTTCGGGAAAAAGGTCGGAGAGTTCCCTCGAAACCTCACCTACGCGGTCAGCGCGGTCGCGTCGAGCGACGCATGACAAAGTAAAATACCCGACGTAGGTCGGGATCAATTCGATCGAGGAGGAAAGGCATGGAAATCGCGGAAATCGAAAAGCTCTTGAATTGCGGAATCTTCGTAGAGGGAAGATGTGACACCGAAAAGAGAAAGGCGCTCGTCGAGGAAGCGATCACAACGATTCAGGACTCGACCTCTATCCCATTCGAGAAGTCCTATCTCGGGGTCAAGAATTACGCGGCTTTCGGCGATCAGCGCGAGGATCACAAATACGGATACGGTCCGAGACACGGCTCGATCATTTTCTCGATCGGAACGAAAGTTTCGGCTCGAAGCGATTCATCGAAGATCGACAAGGAATCCGCCGTCCGTCTCCTTCTCTACGTTCTCGAAAACCCGGAGTACGACGTCATGAAATCCTTGAAGAACTTCGAGGATTCCCGGGACAACTTCGAGCGATCCCGAGACTTCATTCACGGTCTCAAATTCCCGATCGAGTTCGAGTCGGTCGCAAAGTAAACGTCACCGTCGGGCGACGTAATTTCAACGCGGGAGGAAAGGCATGGAAGAACAGCAAAGCAAGAAAATAATCGAGGTCAACGGAATCAAGATGGAGGTCGATCTCCGGACGGCGAAGATCGCAACGGTCGAAACCTTCAAGGTCGGCGACAACGTTCGCGTTCTCGTCAAATCGAGATACGGAGACAGTTCGTTCGAGAGTTTCCCCGGCGTGATCATTAACTTCACGCCGTTCCGGAATCGACCGACGATCACCGTCGCATACGTCTCGCGGGACTTCGACGGACAGATTCACTTCGTCGAGATCACGCCGGACTCGAAGGATACCGAGATCGCTTACGTCGACAAGAAGGAATTTCTCTCGCTCGATCGCGAATACGTTCTCGATCTCATGAACCGGAAGATCGCAAAAAAGGAGATGGAGATCGAGGAGATCAAGGAGAAGCGGAAATTCTTCGTCAAGGAGTTCGGGAACTACTTCAAGGCCGAGGAAGAAGAAAAGACCGCGTAGATGGTCCGACTCCGTCGTCTAACGGACAGGACGCCGCCCTTTCAAGGCGGGAACGCGGGTTCAATTCCCGCCGGAGTCGAACGGGTATAGCCATGCCGAAGTCGGCCAGAGGAACCTTTGTAAAGGAGCGAATCTGTCGTCCGACAAAAGCTATTGACAGCCGGGAAAGACCGGCACAACGAGCGGCGGCGATATTATACGACGGTTCAATCCGGAGACCGTCGTCGGCGTGATCTTCCGGGTTCGATTCCCGGGCCGCTCAAAAAAAATTGCTTGACAAAAGAATGGCATGCGAGTATGACAAAGACGGACGATCACTTCCTCGGGAGGGGAGATCAATGATTCAAGAGATCAACTCGAAATCTAAAACTCGCCGACTCGGGACTCCCCTTCCCGTGATCGTCCGACTCGGAAAGCTACTTCCCGAAGTCGGCGGGTTCTTTTATCTCAACGGGAAAGGCGGGAAAGGATGGCGCGGAGACGAATGATTGACCCCAAATTTTGGGCGAGTGAGAAGGTCGGGAAACTCACGTTTCGACAACGGTTGTTTTTGATCGGACTTTTCAGCAACGCGGACGACGAGGGAAGGTTGATCGGAGCGCCGACGCTTCTTCGGTCGACGATCTTCCCATACGACGATATTCCGATCGAGGAAATCGAAAAAGACCTTGCCGCTCTCGAAAGAACGAAGGACCGCCCGGGTTCTCTCGTTCGATACGAAATTGACGGATCGAAGTTTATCGCGTTGACGAATTGGAAGAAATATCAAACGATCAATCGACCTCAAAAGAGCTTACTTCCCGAACCCAAAGGAATTGCGCGTTCATTGATTGATTCAATGAATGATTCAGTGAACGGATCAGTGAATGATTCACGGGGTCATTCATTGAACGATTCACGAGCAAAGGAAAGGAAAGGAAAGGAAAAGAAAGGAAGTACGTCCGAGAAAAATCCCTCGGACCCGATCCCCGAAGTCGCTCCGCTCCTTGAAAAACTCGAACTTCACATTCGTACGATAATCCCGGGGAAGAACTTCAAGGCGAATTGGAGATCGAAGCAGGGCCGCGCGTTCCGGCTCCTCCGCGACGCCGACGGAATAGATTTCCCGGCTCAACTGAAAACGCTCGAATGGGTACGGACCGGATCGTCACGCGACGCGATATTCTGGCGCAAGAATATCCTTTCCGCCGAGAAGTTCCGGATTCAATACGAGAAACTCGAAGCGGCGAGGACGGTCGAATCTCGTGCTTCTGGAAACGTGACGCGGCTCTCGACGTGGACTTGCCCGAAGTGCGGGAAGAAGGTCGAGGTCGGGAACGGTCGTCACCATGCGACGTGTACGAAGTGCGGCGAAGAATTATGGTCGTCCGATCCGAAGGTCCGAAAGGAGTCCCGGGTTGTCGTTAGCTAAACCGTGGCCGTCGAAGATCAAAGACCCGAAACTCGTCCGGGAATACAAGCGGCGCTTCCCGTATTGTGAATTGACGTTTCACTTGACGGGAATCAGAAACGAAATCCCGATCGAAACCCATCACGTTCTCCCCGGTTCGTATCGTTCGGACGAGATCGAATTGATCGTCAATCTTCGGAAATATTTTCACGATCTACAAACGGAGAATAGGGTTTCACCGATTCAGCTTTTCGGATTGAAGTGCCTCAAAGGAGAGGTCGGCGTCGACCGCTTCCTCGAATACGCTCAACTCGTTTATCGGCGAGCGATCAAACAGAAAACGAAGGACAACTATTTCAGGCCCGAAAATTGGGGAAAGGTGAAATAAAATGGACGAACTCAAAGATCGAAACAAGGCGTTGACGATGCTCGCGCTCACGAAATATATCACCGACGGAAACGACCCGAAGGAGTTCTTCGCTCTCGACGATCGCGGGTTCTCCTCGCAGGAGCAAGCTCACTTGATCGAGTTCTCGACGCTCGCCGCGAAATCTTTTCTCGAACGCAAGGCGAAGGTCGAAGCAATGCGGATCGATCTTCCGACCGCGCGGAATCAGGTCGACGGACTTTCCGTTTTCCTTCTCGCTAATTTCCCGGCGGCGGTCGAAGCGAGGAAAAAGGATCAAGGCGCATGCGAGATCGCGGAGAAAATAATTCAGGACTACCAAAGAAAGGATCACGCTTCGAGAATAATAACGCAGGGATTAATGGCAGTTCTCGAAGCGAAGGGAGAAGGGAAGTTTCGCGTTTGTCAAACGGGACTCGATTCAATATCCGACGCTGGAAAATATATTCGAATCACGCGCGACGAAAAAGGACTCTTGACATTCGAGGTCGTGACGAAAAAGGAAGTGGTCGAAGAGCAGGGAGAGAAGGGCGGGGAGGGAAACGATGCCGATCCTCAAAGAGAATCTGGCAAGGTATCCGAAAAATTGGAAGGAGATCAGGGCCGCGAAGCTTGAAGCGGTCAACTATCAATGCGAACGGTGCGGATTGAAGGATCGAATAATCGGCGCGCGGGATCGTCAGGGTTATTTTTGGACGCCGGACGAGATCGCGTTCATGGATCACAAGGAGAACTTCGTCCGGTTCGGGGCGAAGGGGCCGCGCCTCTTCAAGATCGTCTTGACGATCGCGCATTTGGATCATACTCCGGAAAACAACGATCCGAAGAATCTCCGGGCGTGGTGTCAAAAGTGTCACAACACTCACGACAACGGGAAGCGATCGCGGAATCGGGAACGTCGAAGGAAGATCAAACGAGGACAACTCCCGCTTATCAACGTATAGGCGACGAGTTCGTTTGCTTTCTTTGCGGAAAGAGAATCAAGAAGGGACAGGAAGTCCGGATGGGACTCCGGCTCCTCCCGGCGCATTGCGAGTGCGCGAACGAGGAAGAGAAGGCCGGAAAAAGAGAAGGGAGAAAACGAGAATGGGATTGACGACGATCGGTCGTGTCGGCGAATCGGGAATTTATATCGGGCGCGGATCGAAGTTCGGGAATCCGTATCGGATCGGGAAGGACGGAACGCGCGAAGAAGTGATCGAGAAGTTCCGCGTCTACTTCTACAAACGGTTGAACGCCGATCCGGTTTTCCTTCAAGACGTCGCCGATCTTCAAGGTTGTCACCTTCTTTGCTACTGTAAACCGGAAGCATGTCACGGCGACGTGATCGCCGAATATCTTAATAAAGGGAGGAAGGCATGAAAACCTACTACGCAAAAAGAAGTGATTCGGTCGGAGGTCAAACGGTTTACGTTTGCGAGGAAGGCGGAGTCCCGCGCGAGCTTGCGATCGGTCCGTCGCTTGGAATCGCGCATCATTCTCCGGACGGTTTTAACTGGGGATACCCCGGGAGCGGCGCCGCACAACTCGCGCTTGCGATCCTCCTCGATTCACTTGGACGGAAGATCGCGGTCGCTTTTTATCAAACATTCAAGTTCAAGATCGTCGCGGATTGGGGCGACTCGTGGAAGATCACCGACGACGAGATCGACCGCTTCGTCGGCGAGGAAGCTCGGAAGGCGAGAGAAGGTCTCCCGAAGAGAGCGGAGAGAGTCGAATCGTGAAGCGGAACTTTATTTTCGACGGAACGGTTGTCCTTCTCGTCGTTGCAATGGGCGTCTACCTTTTCGGAAGTGTATTCGAAAAGGAAGTCGTTCAGGGGATCGCGACCGGACTCGCGGTCCTCGCGGTCGTCGGAGTTGTCGCGTGTCTCGTCGTGACGATTATCGCGATCAGGAAGGACGAGAAGGAACTCCGGAAGCGAGGAATCTATAATTGATCGAGATCGAACTCGGCGAAGGAAAGATCGGGATCGGATACGGCGTTCAAGAAAAGCCGGAGAAGATCGGCGCGATCGTTTTCGAGAAACTCGGGAAAGCTCACAAGATCGGCATCCCGTTGGAAGGATACAAGCCGAGAACGATCGAAGAGATCGGAGTTGACAAAATACTCTCGATTATTACCTTCACGAACGCCGAGTCGATTCGGGCGCTTCAAAAGGCGGTCGAGAAACTTCTCGCCGCGTTCGAAGAAAAGAAAGGAGTCGAGAATTGAGAGAGATCAAGGACCGACTCGGAATCATTCGGTTGACAGAGGACGAGATCAATAAATTTTTGCGCGGTCGATTGAGATTCGCGATTGACGACGCGAAATTCCTCCGCGCTTTTCGGGACTCGGAAAGCGATCAATTCAAGATCGTCGTTCAATCGATGGCGTTTCCGATCACCTATGAGGGGGCGGTGATCGTCGACGTGACGGACGACATGATCGAACGCGACGGAGTCCTCCGTTATCAACCGCACGTCGAGCCGACCGTTCCGAAGAAGGACGTCGAAGCAATGATCGCGGACGTCAACAATTTGCTCGACGTGGAGAAGGAAAAGAACAGAGCGCTTCTCGCCGGAGTCGGGGAGAAGTTGAAGGAGAAGAAGGGATGCGGACGAAAAAAGAAAAGTCGCAAGTGACGTTGACGCCGGGAATCTGGATCGGAAAGAGTCAGTCCTACGGCGTCGAGCTTGCTTGCTTCGAAGGCGCGAGGAGATTCACGCGATCGAAAGGATTCCTCGCGTTCCCGGACGAAGCGATTCTCATTCAATCAACTACGGTCCGCCGAATACAGAATCAACTCGGATTCAAGCTCAACGTCGGAGACGCGGTTCGCCTCGACGTGGTCCCGACGGCGAAGGTTCACGTCACGGCGAAACCTCGGACCGTGATCCCGCCGAAGAAGAAACGGAGGTTGAAGAAGTGATCCCAGAACACCTTAAAGAAGGGATCGACGCATGGGTCGAGTCGGGTCGTCCGACCGGAAGTTTCCTCCGCGCGGTCCTCGAAAATGATTTACTCGAAGCGGTCAATCGGGCCGACGAAATCAGCTTCGCGAACCTCCGCTATATTGTCGGCTACCTTTGGAGCAAATGTCCTTGTGAATGTTGGGGATCGAAGAAAGCCGTCAAGGAGTGGAGAGAGAGGAAGGAGCGCGAACGATTCGAGAAGGATCAACCGAAATTACCGATCGAGGTCAAGGATTGAAAGCGATCTACAACGGTAAACCGTATCAAGTCAACACGCTTTTTTTACAAGACGGCGACGGCGAGATCGAGGTCGCCGCGTCCGAGGTCAAAGTGATCGTCGAGGAAGGCGTGATCCTCGAAAAGAATCCGGACGTCGAAAATATTGATCCGGACGGACTTCCGACTCCGAACGTGGAGAAGATTCGGGACGTTGCTCGCGATCTTTTATCCGAACCCGGGGAACCGCCGACGATTCACGTCGGGATCAATCCGAGGAAGATCAACGCTCCGACGGTCCCGGGGAAGTGGAAGAATTGGAAGTCGACCGACCTAAATCCGGAGGGCGAGAATTGAATTTCGTCACGCTCAACAAAGAGGATATTGAAACGATCGGTCGAGCGTTGAAGGTCTCGATCAACGGCGCGATCGATTCCGGGATACGGGAAGAACTCACGATCGGAACGATTCAATGGCTCGAAGATCGAACCGGCGTTCGGATCGAGGACCCGGAGATCAGGGATATTCGAGAGCAAATAGTTTCACGACTCCGCCGAGAACTCGCCGAGGCGAAAGCGGAGATCAGAAAATTAAAAGGAGAGTAAAAAATGAAGTGCGATATTTGCGGAGAAGAGAAGCTCGACGTCAAGACTCACCATTACAAAGGCGAGTCGAAGGAATACGAGTTCAACGCTTGCGACTCGTGTTTCGAGAAGGAGATCAATCCGGAGACCGACGCCTTTATCGACGCGGTCAAGACCCGGGTCGACGCGAAGAAAGCTCTTCACGGCGAGGGATAATGTCGACCGATCCGAAGTGTCGATCGTGTTTCCTCTTCGAGACCGATCCGGAGATCACTCGACTCGTCTCCCGGGTTCAGGCGTCATGCTCGCGGAAGGCCGAAGGGAAGTGTCCTCTCTTCCCGGGACAAATAGACGACGTCGGCGCGGACGCGAGGCAAGAAGCACGATGGGAAAGAGAAGACGCGGAGAACAGCGCGGAACGAGAGCGCGTCGAGCGCGATCGAGAATATAAAGAGGCGGCGTTCGATTGGGGCCGTCGGAAAGGTTGAAACATGGCGATCAAACGATCGGAGTTCAAGTTCGAGTACGTTCGTTTTTGGGCGGCGAGGATTCTCGGGATATACTTCGTCGTGACTTTTCTCCTCGGCGGATTTATATTCGGTTCCGTTCGGGCGCTTGGAATGAATATTGATTCGGGGGCGATCGGCGCGTTCTCTTTACTCTCATCGCTTCTCGGAATAATCGCAACGGCGGCGATCATCGGTCTCGCGATCGACACGAAGAACGGCGACTCGAAGAGGAAGCGGAGACGCAAATGAAGAAGGAGCCGATCGATCCGAAGGAATTTATTCGCGCGATCGTCTATCACGCGGGAGCGTTCGCGATCTCGTTCGCGGCGGTCGCCGGAGTTGGCGTCGGTCTTTGTCAAGCGTTCGTCGCTCTCGGAGGTCTCTCGCGATCGACGGCGTTCAACGACGGATCGCTCACCGTGATATATTTCTTCTCGGTGTTAATTGCGATCGGATTGACGGTCGGGATCATGTGGCGCGTCGCACCGAAGGAACCGCCCGACATCGTGAAGCTCAAAAAGGATCGAGAGAATCTTCGTGAGATCGTAAACAAGTTGACCGGCGGAGACGAGGAATAAAATATTCCCGGGTCGTTCAACGGCAGGACTCCGCTCTTTGGAAGCGGAAACGGAGGTTCGAATCCTTCCCCGGGAGAACAAGGAGGAAACAATGTCGACCGAACTTTATATTCTCGGAGTGATTTTCGTTTTCGCGCTCGCCTACGTCCTCGGTTTATATGCAGGAGAAAACAAGGGACGCGCGGACGTCTACGAGTTTATGTCTCAAACGGACGCGGAACGCGAGGAAGAAGAACGGGAGAAGGTCAAATGAAGCGCGGCGACATCGTCCGAAGCAAGGATCACGGCGGAGTCTACGAAGTGATCGCTGTCACGCCGGACAAGATTCACGTCAAGGCGTGTTACGCGACGCTCGATCACGACGAGGCCGAACTACTCATGAAAGGACCGCCGGTCCCGGAACTCGATCTCACCGATCGGCTCGCGATCTCGGCGGTGAAGAACGGAGAGTCAGAATGAGCGACGAACTCACTCTCAAAGAACTTGAAGAGGAAGCGCGAGTCTTGAAGGAACGATGTTTCGGAAAGGACGGAGAGCTTCTCCCGGGATACGACGGAGAGATCAAGGCGCTCGTCGAGACGCTCGAAACGATGATCCTCCGACTCGTGAAGGACGGCGCGGTCGTCGAGGCGCTCCGAACCGTCGAAAGCCGATTGAAAGTCAAGTCCGATACGTTGATCGACGTCGGCGATCAGGAACACGCGGCAGGGATCGACCTCGCGAATCGGGAAGTCCGCCGCGAGATCAAACGGAGATCGTCGAAGTGAGGATTCTTCGGGTATTTCAAGAACGAACACCGCTAACACCGAATGATAATTTCGTTCGGATCGGTCAACCGACTTTGTTTGACCCGATCCCGGATATTGACGAAGTCCACGTCTCATGCGTTTTTATTTGGAATCGAAAGGCATGCGAAGGATTTGTCGTCGCGTATCAAAATGTTTACGACGTTCCGGTTCGGATCGGAGGTCCCGGTCTACTTACGAACGCCGAGGATTTTATACCGGGACGTTATATTTCGAAGGACGTCGTTTTCTTCACCAGAGGATGTCCGGGGAATTGTCGTTTCTGTATCGTACCAAAAATCGAAGGCCGAAAAATTCGCGAGCTTGAACCGCGAGGGGAAGGAAATATCGTTCAAGACAATAATATTTTCGCCGCGTCGAGATCACACTTCGAAAAGGTGATCGCGTTCCTACGCGGAAGAAGGAATATACAATTCAAGGGAGGACTTGACGCCGCGAGGTTGAAGGACTATCACATCGAAGGATTCCGTTCCCTGAATATTAAAGAACTATGGTTCGCTTGTGATTCCGATTCACGGTTGAAGATCGCCGAGAAAGCGATTCGTAAAGTACGAAAGGCGGGTTTCACGCGACACCAAGTCCGCGCCTATTGCTTGATCGGATTCGAGGGAACGATCGAAGAAAACCGCGAACGGTGTCAAAGGATCGTTGACGCCGGAGCGGATACTTTCGCCATGTTATACCAACCGATCGAAGGAAAGCCGATCGTTCACTCGCGGGAATGGAAAAATCTACAACGACACTATTCGCGACCGGCGCTCTATCGGACGAAGAAGGGGAAGTGAGAATAAAATTGAGACCGTTGATTCAAGGCGTGACGTTCAAGGTGAAGAACAGAATCCCGACTCCCGGGTTCGTGACGCATCAAATGACGGATGACCGAGAGGAGGAAATAAATCCGTATATCGATGTTAGGAATTGCACGTTCAAAATCGTCAAATCGAGATGGTTCAAGATCGTCGAGAAGATCGGACTCGGATTCTTTTTCCGATCGGAGCCGATCGTCCGCTCGATCACTTATCGAGGGAGGCCGAAGCCATGAGACTCTCGGAAATTATCGAACTGAAACGAGATCGAAAACCGAATGAAGTCGAGTTGACGCAACACGGCGCTCCGTCCGGAAGAGTGAGGACGGTCTACGCGAAGATCGGAAAGGAACTCGCGGACAAGGCGGTCGCCGCCGACCTCCGTCTCTCTTGCGAGATTCTCCGGACGAACGAAGTCGCGATCTACGGTCGACTCCCTTCGTGGAACGAGGACGACGAGATCGTCGAGATCGCCGTCAATGGTCCGGCGAATCCGGAAGAACTCACACCGATTCAAGCAACCGAGAAAATCGTCAAGGAACTACTCCGGATCAAGGGAGAATCGTGAACTCCTACGGACTCGGAGCGATCAACGGTCGGCGGATTTATTGCTTCTATCGGATTCAGGCGAGGAACGAATCGTCGGCGATCAAGAAACTCAAACGCGATCGGATCGGATTCGCGAACTGGAATCGCGACGGTTGGAAGCTCCGCGAGGTCCGGCAATATCACGGTGACGGAATGTTCGACTTGAAGCTCTTCGACGTCAAGTCGGAATTATCGTTCGACAAGATTCGGCTTGAAGATTTGATCTTGAAAATAATCTTGAACGATTGAGGAGAGAAGTTGACCGATCAGTTGAAACAAAAAAGAAGATCGATCGGAATCTATGATCTTCTCGAAAGGACCGTCGAATATTTGACGAGTCCGTATATACCCGAGTGTCGAGGTCGTTGCAGTAACAACATGCATAATTGCTCGCCGGAGTGGAGAGGCGGCGAGTGTCCTCACTTGAAACGACGGGCGATCGTGAGAGACGCGAAAAGGATATTGAGTCGGCGGGAACGGTGGAAAGGAGATAAACATGGAATTTGAGATCACGAGGAAGCACATCGTCAAGGTCAACGAATCGGACACGAGGCGTTGCGATCCGGATTGCAAGGGCTATCTTTATACGGATGATAATTCGGACACTTGCCTTTTCTACGACAACGCGGAGATCGAGCGAGAAGGAGACGAATTTACCGGATTCCGTTGCGAGGCGTGTCTCCGGGAACAGCAAGGGAAGAAGTACGAACCGATCCGGATATTCCCGCCGAACAGACCGGACCTCCCGGACGGAATCCCGGTCACGAACAGGATCGACTACTTCAACGGCGTCGAGGTCGGGAAGGTCGAAGGACGTCGGGAAATATCCGAGGAGATCAAGGCGCGGTTGAGGAAGAAGGCCGACGATCTTCAAACCGTCATGGATATTTGTCGATCGGTCGGGCGTTCGAAGATGAGGGAGGAGGATTTTCGGAGTTTCGTTCACACGAGGCCGGAGCCGAGAAGCGCTCCACCGACGTCGAGGAGCCGAAGGAAATAATTTTCGGACTTGACACGAGCCATGCCGACGTGGTATTGTTAAACAATCCGGAAAACAATAGACGATGCCGTTTGCTAAAGGTCAATCAGGGAACCCGAAAGGGAGACCGAAGAAAGGCGGAGCGATCGCGGAGTTGATCCGGGCCGAGTTATTCCGGACCCTTCGCGAAGGGAAGTACGACTTGAAGCTTTTGAAGCGGCGAGGACTCACCGGAAACCTCACCGTCAAGGAAGCTTTCATTCGCTCGCTCTTCACGTTCGCGTTTCGCGGCGAAGGATGGGCGGCGAAGTTGATCGCGAGCTACGAGTCCGGTCTCCCGAAGCAGTTGATCGAAATCGAAGGAGACCTCGAACACGGTATTTCCGACAAGCTCTACAACGCTATCACCTCGGGGCGATATGGGAAGAAGGGTCGGAAGTAAAGGGAAGCGGAAGAAGAAAGCAACGAAGCGGAAATCGACAAGGACGTCGACAAAGAAAGTCAAGGCAACGAGGGCGGCTCCGCAACGCAGAACAGCCATGCCCTCACGATCAGAGGTTCTCGAAGCGGCGAGAAGGAAGGGCCGGGAGAACCTTTTCTTTTTGGCGAAGGAAGTTCTCGGTTATCGGGAACTCGCCGACTTTCACGCGGATATTTGCGCGGACGTCGTGAAGCATCCTCGATCGCTCTACCTTCTCCCGCGCGGTCACTTCAAGACGACGATCCTCACGGTCGCGCTTTCGATCTACGATATTATCAACGACCCGAACACTCGGATTCTTATCAACAGCGATATTCTAGGGAACTCCCGCGCGTTTCTCCGCGAGATCAAAGGACACATCGAAAGGAACGACGACTTCCGGACTCTATACGGCGATCTCGTCGGTGACTACTGGCAGTCGGACGGAATCACGATCTCGACCCGGACCGCGAATCACAAGGAGCCGACGATCTCCCTCGGCGCGATCGGGAACGAAAAGACTTCCGGTCACTACAAGCGAATTATCAACGACGATCTCGTCGGGTTGAAGGACATGATCTCGGAAGCGAAGCGGAGATCGACCCGTTTTTATTACGACACTTTCGAGGACTTGATCCTTCCCGGCGGCGCGATCACTTCGAACGGAACACGTTGGCACACTCACGATCTATATAAACATATTATCGACAACTTCCGCGACTACGTCGTCAACGATAAATACCGACGCGCGATCCTCGCGAACGGTCGTCCGCTATTCCCGGAACGGTTCGCGCTCGTCGACCTACTTGAAAAGCAACGGAAGAACCCGATCATGTTCTCGGCTCAAAACTTCAACGAACCGCTTCCGCTCGAAGGTCAACTCTATTCTCACGACGAGTTGAAGTTCTTCGATCCGCTTGACGTGGAACGGGAAGGAATGTACATGATCGGAGTCACCGATCCGGCTCTCGGAAAGTCGAAGAAGTCCGACTACGTTTGCATCCTCACGCTCGGCGTCGACGAGGCCGGGACCATTTACGTTTGGGATTGCTACCTTGAACGAGCGAAACCCGACGAGGCGTGTCGCGTCGCGGCGATCCACAATAAAACGTGGAAGTGGGATCGGGCCGGGGGAGAGGCGAACGGCTTTCAAGAATTGTTTGTCGAGAAGTTCGAAGCCGCGATCGGGATGCACGTCGAACGGATAATCACGCGCGGAAACAAGGACATGAGGATTCGCGGCATGCGCTCGTGGGTTCTCGACAACGTCCGATTCCGGAAAGATTGGGCGAGGAAGTATCCGACGTTGATCGAACAGTTGACTCTTTATCCGCAAGCAGAGAATGACGACGGACCCGACACGCTCGAACTCGGGTTGAATATGGTCAAGGGCGGAACGGCGACGGCGGAGGATTCTGGGTTCGTCGCTCCGCCGAAGGATCACTACAAGGCAAATCGAAGGAGCGTTCTCTCATGAAAGCACCGAAAATGAAACCGAAGTTGACGGACCGAATATTCGAGAGCGTATTCGGAGAACGGATCGAGAAGCTCGCCGATGACAAATTGAAGTCGGTCCTCGAATCGCTCGTTCAGGAAACCGGCGTCGAGCTTGAACGAAAAGAGGACGCGGGATTCAGGAGTCTCGGAGAATCGCGGCGCGATCTCTCGCCGAGTAAACAAGAGCGAATGATCGTTCTCGCCGAGGAACTCGTTCTCCGGAATCCGCTCGCCGAACGAATGATCGAGACGTTCAAAAACTACGTCCTCGGCGACGGTATAACGTGGACGGCGGAGGATGCGCGGGTCAAGAGCGTTCTCGAAAAGCATTGGAACGACCCTATCAACGATTGGGAGAACAAGCAGTTCGTCCGCGTCCGCGAGCTTTCGATTCACGGCGAGTTGATCTTGAAGGCGTTCGTCAACAAGGAGAACGGACACGTCCGCCTCGGCGCGATCGATCCGGGTTCGATCGAGAACGTGATCCGGAACAAGGAAAACGCCGAGATTCTCGAATCAATCGTCTTGAAGCCCGGGGAGGGAGTCGAGTATTCGAGCGACGAAGAGCGCAAGTTGAAGATTATCGCCGTCAACGATGACGCGCTCGACGACGAAGGCGGATACGGGAAACTCGAAGGCGACGTTTTCTTCGTCACGATCAACCGGACGACGTTTCAAAAGCGCGGTCACTCCGACTTGCTCTCCGTCATGGATTGGCTCGACGGATACGATCGATTTCTCTTCACGGCGCTCGAACGTGCGGAATTGCTCCGCGCGATCTTCTGGCATTACATCATGGAGGGCGCGAAGTCGGGCGAGCTTCAAAAGAAGCGTCAGGAGTTCAAGAAGGGACCGCCGCTCGCCGGATCGTTCCTCGTCACCGACGAGAAGATCAAGATCAACGCGGTCTCCCCGGACCTCAAATCCGGACAGGTCGCCGAGGACGCGAAAACGTTCAAGGCGCAAATAATCGCAGGGGCCGGATTGCCCGAACACTTCTTCGGTATCGGCGGAGACGTCAATCGTGCAACCGCGTTGGAGATGGGATCGCCGGTCCTCCGGATGATCGAAGCGCGTCAAGGCGTTATCCGCGCGGCATTGACGTTGATCTTCAACTTCCAAATTGATCAAGCGATCAAGGCCGGGAAGTTGCCGAACGACGTCGACCGGACCTTCACGATCATTTTCCCGAATCCTTCGCCGAAGGAAGCGAAGGAGATCGCGACGATGCTCGATTCGGTTACGCGGTCGCTCGCGCTCGCGCAGGAATCCGGATGGATCGCGACCGAGACGGCGAAGAAGATTTTCGTCTCGCTCGCTTCGAACCTCGGCGTCGAGATCACCGAGGAGGAAGTCGACGAGGACGAAGAGAAGGACGAGACGCCGAAAGGCGCGGACGACTACGAGAAGGTCGAATACCCGGGAGGAGAAAAGGACGGCGATGTGGAAGAATAACGATCACCTACGCGATCCCGACGAGTGGTATCTCCCGCCCAAGGCGGACAAGACGACGAGGAAAGTTTCGGTCGACGAGTGTCGCGCTCGGTTCTTGAAAGCGATTCGACGGAAGAGGTTCACGAATACGGACTTCTCCGGCGCTCAATCGTTCTATCGGTACGACGCTTTCATTCAGCACGACGGAGGCCGTAGGAATTGACGATCCTCGAACACTTGAAGGCCCGGGTTCGCAGGAATCCCCGGACGTTCTACGTTCGCATGCCGAAGGCGATCCGCGAGGCGTGGTCGGCGGAATATCGTCGTCAATACGCGGCGCGTATCCTGAAACAAGTCAAGGACTCGATCGCGATGGAGGAAGAGACGATCCGCGCGGCGATCGCGGCGATCCGATCGGCTCAAAAGGAAGTCGCGGGAATAATCGCGGTCACGGCGCCGGAGAAATTCAAGGCGTTTCACGCTCGCGAGATTCAGGCCGCGCTTGAAGAGCCGCTCCGCGATCTACAAGACAAGCTCACGAAGAACTTGACGGGAGCGCAAGCGCTCGCGGCGGAACGCGGGATCGACGATACGCAAGAGCTTTTAAAGATGGTCGGGATCGACGTTCCCCGGGCGTTCGTCTCCGAGGAGATGGCCGCGATCACGTCGCAGTTCTCCGCCGACTTGATAACGAACTTGACGAGCAACGCTCGCGGACGGATCAACACGATTCTCAACACGGCGTCGATCACCGGAGAGCCGACGTTCGAAGTGATCCAGAAGATCGGCGCGAACCTCACGAGTCCGTCGGTATTCAAGAATATATTCACGAGAGCCGAGACGATCGCCCGAACCGAATTAAATCGCGTCGGCGCGATGGTCCGTCAATCCCAAATGTCACAAGCCGCGCAAGCCGTTCCGAAGCTCCGCAAATATTGGATGGCGATAATCGACGACCGGACGAGGCCGTCTCACTTCGACGCCGACAACGACTACAATCCCGAGGGCGGAACGATCGGACCGATCCCGATTGACGAACCGTTCGTCGTCGGTGGCGAGCCGCTCATGTTCCCGCGCGATCCCGCAGGATCAGCGGCGAACACGATAAATTGTCGATGCGTCTCCGTTCCGTTCACGCCGGACGCCGAGGAAGAGATCAAGCAGGAAGAGGAGAAGAAAGACCCGAATCGCGAGTCGATCCTTCGATCGAGGGAAGAGATCAGGAATAAGTCGGTCGAATACGCTCACGTTATACGACCGGACGGATCGGTCGCGCTCAACAAAACGTCGAACCTCCCGAACGCCGTCGAGTTCACGAGGGAAGAAGTTCGGCTCATGCGCGGGAACGACGTCCTTCACAATCACCCGACGGGACGATCGTTCTCTCCGGAGGACGTGTTCCTCGGAATCGAATCGGGAGCGCGGTCGATGCAAACAGTCGGACGCGGGAGCGGGATTGATTATATTCTTCGAGGGACGGGCGGGAGAACTCTCGCGTTGAACAGAGCGGAATATATGACGTTCCTCGACGTCGCCGAGAAAACGGAGAACGAACTCCGCCGCGAGTTCCGAGGTCGTATCCTACAAGGGACGATGACGAAAGCCGAGGCGAACTACAAACATCCGCAAGAACTTTGGAAACGGATATTCGACAATCCGACGATCAAGAATCTCCCGATCGAATATCTCTCGGAGGTCTCACGATGATTCTCGTCGATCTGAAAACGAAGATCAATCAATACAACATCGAAGAGGAACTCGCGAAGAAGTTGACGAAGATATTCAAGATCGAGGTCGCGGACGAATACGTCCGGAAGTTCAAGGACAAATACAACTCTCTCAAAGGCGACACGCGGAGAGCGGAGTTCCTCGTCTCCTACGACGAGGCGAAGAACAAGGTTCAATGGTTGAAGGATAATCTCGGGGAGGGGATGATCGCTTGAAATATCTCCGGACAATTGAGAAGGAATGGGGGTTCGAATATTGGATCAACAACGACGCGGATTATTGCATGAAGGAGTTGTCGATCCGCCCGGACTATCAATGCTCGCTTCACTACCACCTACTCAAAACAGAAACGTTCTACGTCGTGCAGGGCCGAGTCAAGATCGAGGTCTATCCAAAGATCACGAGTCTTATAAAAGACGGTCCGGTCGAATACGCTCTTCGATTCGGTGACTACTTGAAGATCGAGAAGGGAACGCCGCACCGATTCAGCACACCGAACGGCTCCGCGCTCTTGATCGAATGTTCGACGCAACACTTCGAAGAAGATAGTTATCGGACGATCCCGTCCGGTCGAATAACAAAGTAAAGGGAGGAATGATGTCACCGAAGAAGAAGGGAACGAAGAAAAAGAAGAAGGAAGAACCGAAGGACCCGGGACTTTCGTCGGAGCCGACTGCCGCCGCGCCGGAACCGAATGTCGAACCGAAACCGGCACCGAAGCCGGAACCGCCGAAGAAGGCCGCACCGCCGCCTCCGCCGCCTCCTCCGCCGCGCCGGACGATCAAGGACGCGCTCGGCGCGCCGAAGCAAGTCGTCAATCCGAACGACGCGCGGTTCGCTGTCTCCGACGCGCGAGACCTCCCGCCTCTTCCGGACGACTACGACGTAAACATGGCGGAGCGCGTGACGAAGAAGGACGGCGTTCGAATCTATCACTTCGCCGACGGGACGAAGTTCCGCGATCGGTAGTAATAACGGGAAGGAAATCGAGGGAGGGAAACGATGTTCGACTTTTCAGAATCGAGACAACTATTCGGATCGCCGGGAGGGAAGTCACGTCTCGCGTCGCTCATCGTTTCCTACTTCCCGGATCACGATCTTTACGTCGAGGCGTTCGCCGGGGGCGCGGCGGTGTTCTTCGCGAAGAAGGAGAGCAAGGCCGAAGTTCTCAACGACGCCGACCCGGAGATCATGAACGCCTATCGAGCGTTTCAGGACAACGACCTCGCGGCGATCGAGAAGGCGATCGAGGCGTTCGATTGGAACCTCAAAAGCCGGGAGCAATGGGAGAAGATCAGGGACAAGAAGAAGGAAGGTCTCGTCGGCGCGTTGGAGTTCCTCTTCTCTCTTCGATCGTCGTTCGCGTGGAACCGCCGGGACTTCGCTCCGTATTTGATCGGGACGTCGAGGAAACCGAGGATCAAGGCCGCGTCGCTCGAACGCTTGCAAGCCGCGAAGCTCGTCAACAAGTCATGGGAGAAGATCGTCGAGGAATACGACTCACCGCGAACGCTATTCTATTTCGACCCGCCCTACTCGTCGAAGTGGACCGGAAAGACGAACCCGAATCCGGACGGAAGCAAACGGGAAGGATTCGACTTCTGGAAATTCGCGTCGTCGATCAAGGGAATCAAGGGGAAGTGGATTCTCTCTTGTCAAAAGGACGTGACGACCGAGGCGTTCTTCAAGAAGTTCGAGAAGCGCGACGTCGTTCAACGGAACAGCTTCAAGACCTACGATCCGGGAATGAAGAAACAACGAGTCGAACTCCTCGTCGCGAACTTCCCGCTCAAAACGAACGAGGCGTTCGTCGAGGCGATCGACTTCAAGATCGATCAATACGATCCGACGAAGGTCAACGACAAGCAACTCGCCGATGATTGGAAGCTCCTCGTCGCGAAATATGCGGCGTTGCAAAAAGGGGAGGAGACCGAGTTCGATTCGATTCCCGATCTACTCGATTTCGCCGACGACGTGTTCAACGAGATTCGGCGGCGCGGGAAGATCAAGCTCGACTTCGACGGCGCGGAGGTTTATAAACAATTCCTCCGCGCGATGTTGCGGCGCAACGTGAATGAAGGTCCGGTCCTCCCGGCGATCGACGCCGAGTTGATCTTCAAGGGAGAGAAGAAGGCGATCACGAAGGGCGAGCGCGTTCCGTATCTCGAAGCGCTCGGACTCCTTTCCTCGGCGCGGATCGCATGGGGATGGCTCCGCGCGAAGGCGCCGGTCGAGGTCGACGTCGAGGAGTTCGACAAGCGATTCGAGGAACACAAGGTCACGGCCCGGGCGAGGGAGATTCGATTCCCGGGAGCGCGGAAGCTCTTCCTCTACGAGATCGACGGCTTTCTTCCATTGCTGAAACCCGAGAAGGTCAAGGGAATCGAGAAGGATGAGCCGTTCGCGAGAGACGTCCGGTTCGCGAAGGAGTCGCTCGTCCCGGAGAGCGCGGACCTCGAACAACTCTCGGACCTCGATCTCGTCACACTTCACGGCTCAATACACGAAGAGGCGTTCGAGTTCATGTCGTCGAATCCGCCGGACAAGGGATTCCCGGAGACGATGGTCGATCGTCACTTCCTCGTCGTCAAGGAATACGAGCGGCGCGAGATCGAACATCCCGTTTTCTCCGCGCTCGATCTCGCGACGAACAAGTTCGAAAAGAAGTCCGCAGTCGCGAAGGAGCGGATCGAGGTCGCCGAATGTTTGAAGTTGTGGGGCCGGGAGTTCACGATCAGAAGTCCGCTCCTCTCGATCGTCGATGGTGCGATCGACTCCGGGTTCGCCGAGACGCTTCAAGTTCAAGTCAATGCGCCGGAACACGACCGCGAGTTCTACGATACGCTCGCCGGAAAACTCGTCGAATCACTTCCGGGGATAATGAAGGACCGAATCGAGTTCGTCGTCGATCAGGGACGCGAGGTCCGGTCGCGCTATCTCCCGATCGCCGATCTCGTCGTTCGATTCCGTCGACCCGAGGACCGGAAGATCGTCAACGAATCAACGCAGTCGATCAAGGAACGACGTCAAGCGATCGCAAGAACGAGACATCAGGGAGAACAAACGCGGAGAGCCGACAAGATCGAGGTCGGTCGGTATTTCGTACCGATCAAACGACGGAAACTACATGCAAAGGAGAGCGCGTCGGAATGGGCGAACGAAATCAAGGCGGAGTGAAAAAGAAGATCAGGATCGAGAAGGTCGTCTCGACGATCAGCGCGATCTTGTATCCCGGCGCCGAGTGCGACGTTCTATCAGAGACCGCCGATCATTATATCGTCCCGATCTCGAAGGCCGGTCACGGCGCGATCACCGTTCCCAAAAGCATGGCGACGGTCGTTGAGAAAAATCGTTTTTGAAAGGAGCCAATAATGGCGACAACGAAGGAAATTTTCGAACAGAAATACGGGAAGATCGTCAACTACGGAGGGAAGGACGGACACGGCAAGGGGAAGGGGATGCCCGGGGGCGGACGGAGGAATCAGAATACCGGACCCGGGAAGGCCGACGGTCCCGGCTACGGACAGGGAAAGGGAAGAGGGAAAGGACTCAATCGTTGAAGTGGATCGAAACTATCGTCGTGATCTTCCTCGTGAGTCAAATCATCGAGAGCGCGGCGATCCTCGTTTTCGTGATCCGGACCTATACGAAGGCCGGACCATTCGAATGTCTCACGAAAAAGAAAGGAGATCGAATTGTTGAGAAGTGAGAAGAGGGCGATCCGCGAACTCGCGCGATGCTTCAAGCTCGACTACGCTCACGTCAAGGGAGTCTACTTGATCGCGAAGAGACGAATGATCAAAGCCGGGATCGACGACGAGTCGGATTTCCCGAAACGAGCGATCGATCTCATGCGTCGGAATCGACCGATGGTCACTCGCGGGATTCACGATAAAGGAGTTCCGTCGCATCCTATAACGAGGACGTTCAGTTGATCGGAGGTTTCAGATGGCGAGAACTTTTGATTCTCACGGTCGGAATATTTCTTCTCGCGGCGATCGCGCTTCGAAAGCCGAGGTTCATTTTGCGACTTCCGTCGGTCCCGCCGCCGGAGGACAACTATCCGAGGATCGGAGGAGTCAGGATTTGAGCGACTATCGAAAGAACTTTCAACTCGTCGGAGCGATCGCGCTCGCGTTCCTATTCGTGATCGGTGGTATCGTTGGATGGTACGTTCGAGATATAGTCGAAGCGAAGAAGTCGGAACGCCGTTCGGAAATCTACACTCCGAATATACCGAAGGAGAAACTCTATGCCTTACCCAAATGAACACGCGGCGCGGATCAATCTCCCGGGCAAGTTCGAACAAATGCGTCGGAAGAACGACGAGTTCGGAGACGGAATCGACGTGATCTTCGGGATCACGCGCGACGGCAAGACGGAGGTTCAGGCGATCCGCTTCGACAAGACGAAGTTCACGGTCGAGCAAGCGCGGAAGTGGTTGAAGGATCACAACTATAAACCGATCGAGTTCGAGAAGGCGAAGGAGTCCGAGGCGCTTCCGGTTGCGATCGAGGCGACGCCGATCCGGCGCGGCGTCCGGGTTCAAGTCCATTGCGAGAACACCGAGTCGATCAAGCTACTCACGACCGATGGGATCGACCGCGCGTCCTCCGAACCGGAGATCGTCGCCGAGTTGAAGAAGAACTCGCGGAACTTCCCGCTCGCCGCCGACGGCGTGATCGTCGAGGGCCGTCTCTACATCGACGACATTCTCGTTTTCGCCGCCGAGGATATTCACAACGAGCCGCTCTCGCTTCGCAGGGACCGAAGAGCAATTCCGGCGGGATCGGAGACCGTGATCTTCGAGGCCGGAGTCGTCGCGGAAACCGATTCGAAACTTGCCGAGGCGATCGAGGAAGTCTCGAAGAATGAATACAGCGAAGGCGCGAGGTTGAGGTTGTTGAACTCCGGATATTCACTCAACGGAGAGACGGAAGCGGAGATCGAGATCGGAGATCAACTCTCGTTGAAGGCCGAGGTTCTCGAAGCGACGCGCGCGGCGGATTCCCCGGCGTTAAATTATACCTTGAACCTACGCTCCGAAGATGGTCGAATCGTTCCTCTCGGGAAGTTCTACAACGTTCTCACCGATCAACAAATCCCGATCGGCGGAATCGTCCGCGTTTGTTTCGAGAGCTTGAAGGTCTACAACGATACGCGGACAGGCGAGACATGGTTCTCGGCGCGGAATCCTCGATCGATCAAGTATCTCCCGGAAGAACAAAGACCGGACACCGAGACGACCGCGAGAACTCTCGCGCGAGAGATCGAGGAATCGATCGAGTCGAAGAATCTACCGAAGCGATACGCGCTCGCGATTCGTCGGCGCCGCGATCTCTATAAACGGATCGAAACCGAGGCCGAATATCTCGCGGAGAACTTCGAGCCGATTGCGGACTTGAACGAGGCCGAAGGTTATCGTTTACGATGCGGGGCGGTCGAGGAAGATATAATCGAGAGCCGGAAGGCGGCGAAGAATTGAGAGACGTCCTCGAACGTGAAGGATTCCTCGAACTCAACCGAGACGATCTTCCGCTCACGATCCGCGTCCGGGGTCGCGAGGTCCGCGACTACGTTATCCGACCGACCGCGAGCGGCGGCGTCGTCATGAACAGGATTCACGAAACGGACCGGACGCAAAAGAAAAAACGCTTGACAGAAAATAGAGTCGATGGTATTTTATAGACGCCTTTCCTCCTTGTTTCCGCATGGGGGAGCGAGGGCGGGAACTTAACTTCCTTCTCTCGCTTTTTTGAAAATGATCCGGCAGGGGCCGGGGATATATAGACACCGAGGATCGATGGCCGGAAACGGAGCGCGGACCTCGGACAGTCGCGACCATTAGCAAGCGAAAGCAAGCGGACGTCGGGCAAGACCTCGACGTCCGTTTTTTTATGCAGGGAGGCCGAATGAATTTCGGCAGTTTCACAACGGAAGGAATCGGGTCAATTAGTTTCCTCGAATCGAAGGACTCGCAGGGTCGAAAGTGGCGCGTCGTCGTGATCGAGGAAGGATGGTCGAAGAACGAACGGTTCTACTCGAAGGAGTTGCTCAAAGACTCCGCGAAGCTTTTCGAGAACGCGAGAGTCAACGCTTTCGAGATGAAGCCGGAATATTACGATCACCTTCCCGACTCGGCGAGAGCCGTCCCGCAAGGTTTCGCGAAAAACCTCGTGGGCGTTCTCGAAAACGTGCGCTATCAATCACTCCCGGGAAATTCGGAAGGATTGACGGCGGACTTTATCGTCACCGACTCGCAAATGCGGGACACCTTCAAGAACGCTTGGAACGCCGGGAAGAAAAATCTTCTCGGCTTTTCAATCGACGTCGAGGGAGAGGTCAAGGCCGGAGTCGCGGAAGGACGTCAAGGTCAAATCGTCACCGCGATCGAGAAGGTCAATTCGGTCGACGTCGTCTCTCTTCCGGCGGCAGGAGGAAGGTTTCTCCGACTCGTTGCTTCTTACACTTTCAAGGGAGGAAAAAACAACATGAACCCTCTGGAAAAACTGATTGCGGCTCTCCGGAAGAATCCGGAGATGCTGAAACTCGGTGAGGACGTCAAGATCGAGGAACTCGACGACGCGAAGATCGTCGAGATGGTTCTCGCCGCGCTGAAAGGGAAGGACAAGAAGGAATCGGTCGACGAGGCGACGCTCGCCGAAATCCTCGTTCAACCGAACATCATCGAAAAGGTGATCTCCTTCTTGAAGGACAAGAAGGTCGACGAGGCCGTCGATATGTTACAATCCATGCTCACCGCCTACGCCGCCGGAAAGAACGGCAAGACCGACGACGGCGCGAGCAAGGAATCGGACGATGACGCGACGGCCG